CATTTATAACCTAGCAAATATAAATTTTATATTTCATATAATAAAATACAGAAATTATATATTTTTCATAATATAGCATAAGACAAATATATTTTAAGTTTAACTAATTTATACTATCTTATACCAAATTTTGATTGCATTCTAATATCAAGATCTTTGGCAAGTTCTGGAGAAAATAATGGTAGAAGAGCTGCCATTTGATTAGTAAATTTAAAAGACTTCATCCAGTATTTAATAACTTTGTTTTTTTCTTCTAGTTTTTCATCTCCTATTGCAATTGCATAATTTTCAATTAAAAAATTACTTAATGCTTTTCTGTAATTAGTTAACAATTGTACTGAAGGAAATATTCCTCCTGATACTAATGTACCAATACTAGTTGGATCATAAAAATATCCAATCTCATCTTTAAGTTTATCGATTGCTTTTAATGCAAACTTATGTTGATTTCTTACTAAAGGATCTTCATCAGGATCAGGAGCAAGTGCTTTTACTCCTAAGTATAATGCAAACAAACCTGCATAAAACAATAAATCTACTAATTGATTTTTTAAATTTTGTTTAACAAGATCAGTAAATTCAGATTCCGTCATTTGAAACTCTTTGTTAGTATCAGTTTCATAATCAGCTTTCTTTTTTTCATAAAGCTCTCTGACAAATGACATTCCTTTATCATTTCCTTGTAATGTGTTAATAATATTTCCTAAAGATCCCATTAGATCTTCAGATATAACTCTAACAAACATTCTAGTTCTTCCCCATTCATATGCATCAGATGCAGCATTATATTTAACATTACCCATACGTACATCTACAAGTCTTGGTATCCAGTTTTTAAACACCATGAATGATTTTCCATATACATTTAAATTAATTAAACGTTTATTCTCTTCTGTTAAATTTCCTAATGCATCACTAGTAAATTGTTGAACTTTTCTTCTAAGTTCAATTACAGAATCAGACTTTCTTTCAACGTTAGGGATAATAAACTCACCATCTACAACTTTTCCTAATTCTAAAACACCTTTTTCTTTATTAAGTTTTTTAACATCTTCTTCAAACTTTTCAGATCTAGCATCTCTTTCACTTTGTGTCCCAGCATAAAAGTCTTTATATTCATTAGTTGATTTTAAATATTCTCTAGTGTTAACCACTTCTCCATTTAAAACAATTGAGTTTTTTATAAAACTAAAGAAGTTGGTAGTCTGTACAGATTCCTCACCACTTCTCATCATTACCATTAAGAAATTTTGAACAGCTTCATCACTCAATTTATTAAGTGAAAGTTTTACATCAGCATCTCTATTATAATTATCTGTAAATGGAATAAAATAATCTAAAGCAGCTAATGCTTTTTGTTTGTCTTCTCCCCCCATTTTATTTCCTAATAACCACATTTCTGTAGTTACAAAATCTGTTTTAGTAAAATACTTACCTGAATTTATAAAAGATTGTGTTTTACCACCAAATAAATTTGATATAGAAGATAAAGGATTCAATCCTAATGTCATTACCTGGTATGAATTATTTAATTGTGTAATAACTTTATTTACAGAAACCTGTCGTCCATCTAATTCTTCAGGAAGTATTTTCATTCCTAACTTTTTATTAACTCTTTCACCTAATTTACCAAATGTTCCTAATACTTGATCAAACGTATCACTCTGTATATATTGTTGTTGATAAATAATGGCTTTAACCATATCTTCTACTAGTTTAGTATTCTCCGTATTATCTGGATTGTATTGCAATACACCATCTTTATATTCAGTTTTACCAAAATATGATGTTGCTATAGCTTTTTTATTTCTTTCTAGTCTAATAAGAGCTCTACCCTGAGCCTCTATATCAGAAAGATATTTAAACTTAATAGCAAACTCATTATACATTGCCATAGTTTTAAATAGATCTGTAGATACTTCTCCTTTTATCTTACCTGTTAAATATCTAGGTATAGTATCAATTGGCTTACCTGTGTTAGGATCAATTGCTCCATATCCTGTATCTCCTTCATCAACAGATATATTTCTTAAGAATTGTTCTCCTATTGTTACATCTCCTCCAAATATAAGTTTTTCTGTAAATCCTTTTCTAACCCACGGAAGAAATGTTCTAGCATCTGCTGCATTTATATATCCTATACTTTGGTAGTATTGATTTCTTTCTTTAATGTAATTATAAAATTCTTTAGCTGGAACATTTTCTGGTTTATTTAATTCTTTCCAATCAGAAGATTCCCAAGTTTCTCTTTTAGGGAACTTTTTTATTTCATTTTCAAGCAGCCATCCTACAGATTTATCTGATAAAATATTATAAAGATCACTAACTTTAGATTTCTCTCTAGCTATATCTTTGTTAATTTGTTCTTCTGTACCTACTCTATATGCAGCCTTATCATCAATTCTTTGATACTCTTCTTCTCTTTTTTCCTCAAGGTGTTTTCTGTATGCCTCTACATCTACATTATCTTTAATCCAACTAATGTCTTTATCTTTAATTTTTTCTCTTAATGTAGAATAGAACTTAGGACCAAATTCATCAATTAATTCATTAGATTCTTTTTTCTTAAGCAAATCAAATTGGTTCTTAGCACTAAGTCCTTTACTAGATGCCCATTTTTGAAATGAATCTTTAATAGTAACAAGTTTCTTAACTTCTGTTTGAACATCCATTCCAGCTAAAGCATATGCTTTATTAGATTTTTTAAACAACACTTCTAATGCTTTTAATTGAATTGTAGCAGTGTTACCAAACCATTTAGTTAATCCTTTTACTATCTTTTCAGCAGTGGCAGAACCACCAACAAAGTTTTCTATATATTCTATATCAACATCTTTTAATTGGTCTTTATACTCTCTAGCATTATCAACAGTATCTCTAAGATCTTCTTTTAATTTTTTATCTTCTTCAGATAATTCACCTTGAAATAAGAATTTTAATTCTGTATCTAGATTTATATAAGAATCCAAAGCTTGCTGTATAACTTCTAATGTATTAGAAAACTCACTAATCTCAGCTTCAGTGAACTTAGATTTATCTTCACCCTTAAATTTAGTATTATATATATCTATGGTAGATTGTATTTGTTTGTTTAATATTTTTGCTTGATACAATAATGGAGCAATGTTTTGTTTCATTTGCAATTGTCTAATTGCAGAAAATAAAGCATTCAATTGCTCAGCTTTATTTATTTTTTCTGAAGGAAGAGCTTTTTCTGAAGAAAGTTTTTTATAAATACCATTTAGTTTTTCTAATAAACCATCAATCTTTTTATTTCCAGTTTTTTCAGCTTCAAGTCCAACAGGAATTAAATAATCTTCTGTTATGTTCTTAACATTTACATCACCAATTTTTATACTTAATAATTCAGGCATTGCTCCTGTCTTTCTATTAGCTTCTGAATAAACAGCTTTAATAGGAATCATCCTTGTTTGCTCAAAGTTTTCATTCTTAACATTATATACACGACTAATCATGTACTTATATTGTTCCATTTGAATATTCCACGCATTAATTTTATACCAAGGAATATCTTCATATTTATCTGTATTAAGATCCATAAACTTCCAGTCAAGAATATTTACCTTTCCTTCTGGTGTAATAGCTAAGAAATCCACAGTACCAGCCATATCTCTTTTAGCATCATATAATGTAGCTTCAGACATAAATATAGTTCCTTTAGGAAATGTAGCAAGTCTATCTTGAAGATTTTTTTTCAAAATATTATACATAGTCTTATCATTAGGATTTAATTGAGAAACATACCCATCATCATTTAATATTTCATCTCTTAATTTTCCATTCTCATCAACAAATATTTCAAATGCATGCTCAAGATCAGCATGTCCTGCTGTACCTTTAGTTGCTTTTAAATCATTCACAGCTGTTGTGAACTCATCATTAGTTAAGGATCCTTCACCTAGTCTTCTTTTATACCAATCTGATACAATATCAGAAACCCTTCTACTTATCTTTTTACCATCTATAGAATAGCCATCTTCTTCTTTTTGTATCTTATTAGCTATTTCTTTTATTGAATTATAGATTTGTTCTTGTTTAGTTGGTGCAGTTTGTTGTAAATAAATATCTTCACTTACTATATCTTTAGCTGTACCAATATCTTTACCAGAAAGTATATTCATAGAAGCTTGATCAAATCCACTTGTAATAAATAAGTTTCTTAAGTATTCAACTATTTCAGACCACCAATTTTCAACTTTAGCAATTTTCTCTGGACTCTCTGTAAGACCTTCAGATTGATTAATAACTACTTCAGCTAACACTTTACCTATAGCTTCTTTCTTTAGCTTACGAATGTCTGGTTTGCCTTCTGGAGTTTGATAATTAGGATCATCTGAGTAATCTCTAAGTACATCATTATAAATAGTATATCCACTAATTTCTTTGAGTAATTGATTGAATAGTTTAGGATTTTTTTGTTCAATTATTTCCACAGCAAAGTGCATAGCTTCTTCAGGAAGAGCTTGCGCTTCTTTACCCTCTACTACTTGAATAAGCTTCTGCATCATTATAGCAGCACCATTAGCATCTTGCTTGATACCATCTATCACTATATTTTTTACATTTTTTATATCTACACCAATACGTTTAGTGAAATCTTTTAATGCAGCAATAGTCTTTGGAGCAGCAGCTTTTGTTTCTGTTCCTACTTTTTGTTTGTAAACTATACCTTTAGCTTTATCTATTTGTCTAAATACTAATCTATTAGGAATAGCTTTGTCATTTTCTTCTAAAAATAAATTTCCTTTAACATTGAACTTATTCCTAGCATACTCAGACCATCTCTTATTTAATTTTCTAAATAAATTAGTATCCTTGATATTCAAATATTTATCTATAGCACCTTTAGTTCTTAAAGATGCTTTAGACGATGCTTCTGATGTTACAAATTTTTTCTTATCGTTACAAGCCATTGTTAGTTTTATTTATTTTTATTAAAAAGGTTCACAAGTATCATTATTTTCTTCTTGCTCCCATGTTTCATCACTGAACAAAGATAGTTGATTTGGATCTACAAATTCTTTTTCTGAAAGATCTATTCCATATTGTTTTAAATATTCTATAGCACTTAATTTTTCTTCTGCAGATAGGTATTTGTTACTTTCATCAGAAACATCTGATAATATATCTTCTATTGATTCATATTCAATACTACCAGATTTTGAAGGTATATTATATACAGCATTAGGAACAACAGCTATAAAGAACTTATTACTAAACCCTTTAGTTACTAACTCAGCATCACCTTTTAAGTTTAAAGCATCTTCTACATTGTTCTCATCAACTTTAACATTTTTTTCATTTACACCTTTTCCAGTAGAAATGTAATACTCTTGATTGATTAATTGATCTCTTACATTTTGTTTATCAATAGCTTTATATTCATTTGATAATTCAGCAGCATCAACCTTAACTGAAACATTATAGTTTTTATTTAAATCCGTTATTGCAGCTTGATTGATTCTATCTTCATATTGACCTGTAGTTTCACCTTCTTGTTTAAGAATGGTATCATGCTTCACTTCATGAATTAATGCAAATGTAAACCACTCATCCATTGTACTAAATTGATTTTCAGCAAGAGGAGTTGCAAAAGATCCATCTAATTGTTTAGCAGGTTTAGTCCAAGCTTTATCTTCAAACTTCTGAGCCATTGCTTTTTGATTAATACTTATAATGCCTGTTTTTTTACTATTACTCATTGCCACTACAGTTTCTTTTGTTGTAGCAATGTTATCTACAAAGTTAAGAGTTTTTTTTCTGAATGATTTCTGAGCCATACCTTTTTCAAAAGTAAATAATTCTCTTTGTTTAACTACAGGTTTATCTAATGCCAACCATTCTTTCAATCCTTCTTTAGCCTCTTCAGGACTATTATATTCATCAGCAGTTGAACCATCCTCAGTACGAATAACTTCATTACCCATCAATTTGAATTTTGGTTGTATTTCTTCAGGTACTAAATCATCACTCACTTCTTCAAACTCAGTATATTCTTTTTTTGATACTGGAGCTTCAATTGCTGGTAAAGGTACAACATCTTCTTTTACTAAACCAGCACCATAATAATTAATAATGTCAGCATTAGGAATTTCTGTATCAATTTTTATTGAACCATTATCAATAACTGATGGTTTGAAATATTCATAGTTTTCTGTAGCCCTATCACCATCTCCATACAGATTGATAAGTTTGTATACATGATGACCTATTATCTCCTTTTTAATTTTCTTATATACAATCAATGGTTGTCCATACTCATTCTTAACTTTTACATATCCAAAATAATCTTTTAATGAATAATCCCCTTTAGCTTTTCTTCTAGCATAATCAGCTGAACTAACCTCTCTACCAGTAACCATGTCTATACCACCTATAACTCTAGGAATTTTAACATAATCATTTTTCAAATCCATAAAGTTATATTTCTCACTAAGAAATAAGATTTTTCTATCTTCAGATTTTATACCAAGACCTTCTGCTGATGGAAATGAGTAAGAGAAGTATTTATACAGATCTCCTTCTGGTGTGCGTATAGGTTCTTCTGTAAATGATTGGAAGAACTTGATATTTTCTACAATAGAAAATACATCAGAGTTTCTAAAATTGTTTCTTTGGTACCATCCTTTAGTAAACTCATCAAGACTTTGATTAGCTACAAGTCCAGAAATAATTGGTTCAACTATGGCACTATAATCTTCTATTGGAATAATCTCTCTAATAGATAACGGAGAAGCATATGTTCCTTGTAATATAGATAGTTCTACAATATCTTTATATAATTGATTTGTTGCAGGAGTATCTCTAAGTTCTCTCATCATTCCTGTATACATATTCTTATCAGTAGCATTTTCAGGTCTTGTTTTTAGTCTAATAGTTTTTACACCATCAGGTCTTTCTCCTGTATCAGCTTGTAACTCTTTGAGAATTTGTAAACTTGGATTAGTCTTTTTAGCTACCTCTAGTCTAACTGCTACAGAAGTGTTATCATCTATAAGCAATTCTTTTATTCTATCACTATATTTAGTATCATTCTGTACAACATAGTCAATGAATGCAGCTTTGATCTCCACTGCTATTTTCTCAAACTTATCATTAGCTAAATACTCATTGTCACCAAAACTTCTAAGAACAGTGTTAGTTATTTCTTTAAACTCAAGTTGATCAAGTTTAAGAACAGCTCCCATTGCTTCTGTAGATTTATCTAAAAATTTAGACTGCGGTCCAATGAATGTAGAATTTAATATATTATCAACAGAACTTATTATATTTGTGTCTATTGCAGTTTGTGTTCTCCATTGTTTCTTAGAAAGTGTTTCTGCACTTCTTAATTTAATAGTGTCATAGTTTGTAGCTTGTGTAAATTTAAAATTAAACTCAGCCATCTTAGCATATTTTAAGAACTCATCAAGAATTTTATGCTGTTCAGCATTTCTTATAGTATTAAATTCAATTCCTGCATAATAATCTTTAATGTTACCATCTAAATTTGTAATATTAAGTGATGTTGATTCAAGATTAGCTTCAGTAGTTACAAATCTATCTTTAATTGCTCCAATATTTTTTTGATTGAATAAACCCTTAGCACTTATACTATTTAAATATTTTAAATATTGTGAAATAATTGGTTGATTTACGAACATTGCTGCTTGTTCACCTGCACCAATATTTTCAAGAAACATAAATGTACCAATAGCAAGATCTGATTGTATAATCTTTGTTATATAATCATCTTTAGCTACATCCACAAAAGATGTAGCATATCCAGAAAGTCTATCAGAAATAAGTTCAGTTGAATCTTTTACTGTTGTTCCAGATAAAGAAATTCTTTCTTCTCCATCAATCAAGACTGTGTTATGTTTCAATGCAATCTCTCCATCTCCTAAGAATTTTTCATCTTGTATAGATAATCCTGAAAACCTTAAAGGATCAATGTACACTTCACTCTTTTGTTTCAACGAAAGATTTGTAATATTAACAGCTGCAATACCTACCCAACGTTTAGCTGTAACAAATGAGTTTCTAAGACTAGTCAAATAATTTCTATTAAGCATTCTATTCTTAATAGTTGTTTCATCATATCCTCTTAACTCATCTAATTTAATAGATAATGCTTTAAGTCCAGCATCACCAATAGGAGCAATAAGTCTATCAAAGTTTTCTGGTAATGTTATAAGTTTCTCAAGAGAATCATAATATTCATTCTCTAAGGATTTTTTATACATCTCATTTATAATAGTTTCTTTTATTCCTTGTTCAGTTAATGATTTAGTAAAGTCATCAATAATATCTTCATCGGAGAATACACCAAGATTACTAAACATACTCTTAACAAGTCTATCTTCGTACTCAGAATCTTTACTAAAAGCAAGTTCTTCTTCTAGTTGTTTAGATTGTTCTTTAGTAAAAAGTAATCCTTTATCAAACATATCACCATAGTGCTCTTTAGTAGCTTCTTCAGATCCCATGTATTTGATTAGTCTAACATCTCCATTCTTATCTAGGTAAGTAGATTTAAGATACATGTTTAACTTATCAATATCAAAATCCGATCCTGCTTTAGTTGTAATTTCTGAGGGAACAACAACAGTTGCTCCCATATATTGTGGAAGAAACCCTTTTACTCTAATTGCTTCTACAGAAGATAATGCTTGTGTAGGAATACGGAAACCAATTCCTTGTAACAAAGCTTTTCCATCGGGTGTAGTATTTAAATATTCTATTAACTCTGTATCTGTTTTACCTACATGTTGACCAAGTTTACCTTTAAACCAATGAGGAAGTAGTATTTCACAATAAGGATCTTGTTTAGTGTAAAACTTAAGTGTATCATCAGTTAACATCACTTTCTTTTTATCTGCATCAGAAAGAGCATTGTAAGCTTCCTTAGATATTTTTTTCCAACCCTCTGCTGTTTTAATAGCAAGACTTCTTCCTTTAGTTGCTTGCTCAAACATTGTTGCAGGAACCTGCACATGAGCACCACCATTCATTTTAGGAGAGATGATAGCTTTATCAATTAATGAATAAAGAATATTTCTTATCTCAATATAAGAAGGAGATGCTTCAAATGGAATTCTAAATTGTTCATTCTCATCAAGTTGCAATGTATCAATTGTATTATCTGATACTTCTCTTCTTAACATTTCATACATAAGAGTTTCAGATACAGCTCTACCATTTTTAAGTGTAAACCCATTTCCATTATCTACAACACCAAGTTTTCTTAAAAGAGTGTTGTACCCATTTTGATGTAAATCATTTAAGATTTTTACATTACGATTGTACTCATCTCTAATAGCTTTTTGTCTTTCAAGTGTAGCTCCAATAGTCTGACCATTATCAAATAAATCCATACTTGATAACTTAGTAAGCTGAGAACCTCTAGTTTGTTCTTTAGGCCCTTCTGTTGTAGTTTCTACCTGAATCCCGTAAGCTTTCCAAGGAATTTGAACATTATTATTAAATGCTTCATCATTGAAGTCACCATTACTATTATATAATGAATGCAACTCTTCAGCTCCAGCCTTTCTACCAGACTCAACAATAGCATACCCTATACCAGCATTAAACATTTTAGTATAAAGTTTCTCCATAGTAGTTCCTTCTACCATACTGTAATAAATAGGCATTTGTGAAAATTTATCTAATACAATATCTAAATTGTTTTTACCATATTTATTACCAGATACAATAGGTTTTAATATTTCAATTACATGTTTAGGTTGTTTAGTCTTCATTAAATCAACATCATGTCTCTCAAGATTATTACTAGTGTAGTTATAACTAGGAAAATTTTGTCTGGTATAAGCCATTTGCCATTGATGCCAAGCTTCAGCTTCTTGACTCCATTGACCATTTTTAAGTTTAATCTCTCTATACGTACCATCCATTAACCAAGACATTGCATCTGCCTCATTTGTTTTACCATAAACAGATATAACATTACTAAGACTTCCTGCAATAGTTATATCTTTAAATGTAACAGTGTTTGTGTAAGCTTTGAATTGTTGGTATCCAGGATCTCCAGGTTTTAAATTAATCTCACCAATTTTATTTAAGTTTTGATTCAAGAATGTATTAAACTCAGGAGTATCAAATGTAGTTCTTCTAGGAGATAGAAAAGATTTAATACGTTTAGGTTCATCTAAAGAACCATCTTTCTTAATAGCAAATTGATAAGGATCTCCAAATAAAACTTTATGATACTCAATATTATTAATAATGTAATTAACATTAGCAAAAGTTAATATATCATTTACTGTTTTATCAGAAAGAGCAGATTTATTTAATGATTCATCTTTTACAAATGAATCAATTAACCCAACGTAAGAAAATGTATCAGGCTTAACTAATACAATTTGTTTATTTTCTTCAAGTATAGCTCTTGTTTCAGCAACAGTTGACTCTATGTACTCTTTTATAGAAGCATTAATATCTTCTGAATTATTACTAATATACTCATCAATTGTTTCCATAGAAGCATTATCTTCTATAAGTTCATTTATATCAGTTAGTGCTTTTTCAGAAAGTATATCTTTGAAGAATCTTAGTTCTTTAGCTTTATCTTTAACACTTTTTAATTTTTCTCTATTTGCAAAATCCAAAGCAAGAGCTATATCATCTTTTAAATATCCTTTAAATATCTTATTGATTTTACTCCAAGCTCTACCACCTTCAATCTCTTTTAGTTTTATGTTATTACCAAGATTCATCATCCATTCTGTAGAACCATCTGCAGGAATCAATACGTAATAATTACCATCAAGATTTTGATTTATCTCTTGTGTAAATCTTTCCCCTAAAGATAGTTTACTTGTAACAATACCTTTATTAGTATCAATAAGTTTTGTTCCCTGTATGTAAGAAACTTTCATTTCTTTAATTCTCACACCATTGTCATCAAAAAATAATCCACCTTTCTTCAAGACTTGACTTCCTTTAGAATAAACATCTTTTAATTCAGGTCTTCTTTCTAACAACTCATCAAGTGTATTAGATTCGTTGAATTCATTTTCAAATAATGAAGGAGCATTGTTCTCAGCAAAGGCACCCATCTTCTGTCCTTCTACTCCTGAGTATGTACTTTCTTGATTAGGGTTAGTCACCTTGTTATATAGTTCTGCTAACTTAGATAACTGACCATTAATATTACCAAGAGTTTTTCCTGTTATAGTCATTATATTTTTCTCAGCACCTAGATATGTTTTAATAGCACTTATTGCTTTCTCAAAGGAAACTTGTTCAATATCTTTTAATTTATTATAAACTTCTAATGAAAAGTCAATACCTATCTCTTTTAAGAAATCAACTTTTTCTTGTGGAAATTTAATTGGTAGATTTTGTATTTTTTCAGTATCAACTTGATATGTTTTATTAGTTTTATTATAACTAATCAATGATGCATCAGATGAAGCTAACATTTTAATGTTCTCCATCCAACCTTTTTGAGTTTGTTTAATTGCTGTATATAAATTAGCAGGAGCTACATAAACTTCTTGTCCTTCTTTATATTGAATTAACGCATCAGGTTTTTGTTTAGTGAACGTTTGTGTAAATTGAATAAAATATCTCCAATCATTTACATCAAAATCAATAAATGGAACACTTCTATTAGATAACTTACCACCAACACGTTGAAACAATCTAACGTAGTTAGAATCATCTTTAGCTAAGTCACTAAGTTTATTTACCATCTTTGTAACAGATGTAGTATTTGAAAGTTTATCTAACACTGTAGCAAATGCTCTAGTAAAGTTTAAAAGTTTAAATCCAACTACACTAGACACTTTAGGAGCAGGTAGTTTGAATGAAAGAGCATTCTCTTGATTAGTTGCTTGTACTTCTAATAATGTAGCTAATGAAAACTTAATGGCTCCTGTAGAATTCTTTTTCCAATCTGTTGAAAAAGGTTCTGGAGCATAATCATTTTTATTTGTAGCTTCATCATTAATGCTAACTTTATCTTCTTCATTGAAACTTATACCTAATGTACGTAAAGATATTGTTGTTTTTTCTTTAAGTTGAGTCCATGCAACATCTCCTAATAGTTCTATTTTACTAAAACCATTAGCATAACGCTCATTACTATATTGTGTTTTTATTTTATCATACATAGAATTACTAGTAATCCCATCAGGAGAAAATAATAAACCTTTCTCTCCTTCACTATATAATATACCTGCAGCTCTAGCTGTCATATCTTGAACAAACTCTCTTGTTTGTTGTTCAGTTAAACCTTCTACAGCTCTATATTCAGCAGCTTCATTAATTACATTTGGTGATAATGTTCTTTCTTTAAATTTACCTGTATCAATTGCTTTAAATAAATCTTGTTTTAATGAAGGGTTACTTATAAATGATCTAAAGAAATTTATTATCTTAGCAAAGAAATTACGAATAGCTTCTCCTAATGATCTAGCTGGAAGTTTTCCTTTTCTAAAATCAGAGAAGTCATCTGCTATTCTTTCTTTAGCTTGAAGATCTGTAGCATCTGCATAGTTTATCTTCTTACCAGATTGTCTATCTGTAAATACACCTGGTTTAGCTTTAAATTCATCAAGTAATGCTTGTTGTTCTTCAGGAGATAGCATACCTTTATATATACCTTCAAATACCTCATGATATTCTGTACCTCTTAATCCACCTCTTACAAATTTAGCAACACCTTCTTCAAATACACCCCATGCTTTTATGTCTCCTCTTTCAATGATATTTTCTAATATCTGAAAAGGAATATTTGGTACATTATCAGCATGCCATGTTTTGAATAATTGAATCTCTGCATCAGTCATTCTTTCATTACCATCAGCACCAACAGCTCTATACCCAGGAAGATTAGCAGGTCCTCCACTAAATCTATCTGCACCTGTAGGTATTTCTTTTTTCTCTTCTTCAACAACTGGAGCTTCTTCAACAACTGTTTCTTCTACTACAGGAGCTGCAGCTGCATCTTTCTTATTCTGTAAATCACTAGCAATAGTGTTTGCTAAATAATCAAATACATATTCCTCATCAGTTTTGGTGAGGTCAAATTCTTGTTCTTTTTCTAATGCAATATTTTTAAGTGCAGGAATAATAACTTGATCAACAACTTTTTTACCATCAGCAGTTTTGTTTGTTGCTATTGCTTTTGTTGTATCATTACTTTCTATTTGTACAGCCACTTTACCATTCTCATCATATGCTGCTGTAAAGCTCACAGGACGATCTCCAGATAATGTATATGTATTTGGTGTATCATTACCAATAGTATATTCTCCTATCTTCTCAGTACCAGGTGCTGATGGTTCAGCAGCTTTAACTTCAACCGTAGGAGTAGGAATAGATAATCCCATACTCTCTATTGTAGCATATCTTTGTTTGAATGAATAAGGAAGATCTGCAGTTGGTGCAGCTACAGACGTTGTTAATGGTGTACTATCTACTGCTCTTGCAGATCCATCAGGATTCTTATCTGATAGTAAATATGTTTGATAGTTCTTCCATTCAATTGGTTCTTTGTTTAATTCTCCATTCTTATCTAATGTATATTCTAAGAACTCATCATCGAATTTTTTAGTAAGTGTAGTGTTATTAATTGCATTGAATGCCTCTTTCAAGTTATCAACTATCTCTTTCTCATTATTTGCTATTTCAGACATAGAGTATTCTTTCCCTCCTATCTGAATAGTCATTGCACTTGTATTAATGTTTATCTGATTGTTAGTCTTTGTTTGACCTACTCTCCAATATAAAACATTCTGTAAGTAATCACTATAGTCTCTGTTAAGTCTGATAGGAGCTCCTGATTCAGATTGAGCAACAGTATCTGCAGCAAACGCTTTTACCACTTGAAATATAGTGGAAGCTTCTTTAGTATTAAACTTCTTGTTGTTTAAGAATTGTAATGTAGAACCATATTGTAATACAGGCGTACCATCAGGGAACTTTATACTTTGTCCATTATGAAATATACTTCCTGTTGTTGGTATAACAATTAGATTCTCTTGAGAACCTATCTTATCTTTATCAATAAGAATACCTCCTACATGATTTCTTTCTTTAACTCCACTAGCATCTTTATTCTCCATTGGAATACCTCTAGATACAGCAAACTCAAAAGGTGCAGGCATTTGATCCTGATTAGCAATTAAGTCTTCTCTAAATTTAATGTATTCTTTTTTATATGCTTCAAATAGTTCTTGTTGCTTTCCTCTGAAACGTGGGTTACCTTTACTATCAGTGGTCTTGGTAGTACGCATTGTTTGGAAGATAACTTTCTTCATATCTTCTTCACTCAATTGCTTACCAACTTCTCCTAGTTGTGCACCAGTCTTATCAATAAAATAAGATTTACCACCCTCTTGTACAATAAACACTTGACCTATGAATCCATTCTCAACATCTAATACATTAGACATATCATAACTACCATATGATAACTTAACAAGTCCTTCTAGTCCTACTAATGCTTCTTGACCTGGAGTTACAAGAATAGCTCTCATGTTACCTTTATTAGGTAATGAGTCTATATTATTTAAAAACTCTCTTGAGTTCTTAACATGTTGTGCAGATAACGTAGGATCATTATAATCCTCTGATTCAGTAATACCTGATTGAAAGAATATATTAGCATCAATGATAGCACCTGCCTCATCCATAGGGGTAAAGGAAGTGTCTGTGGTAATAACAACTGTACCAGAATTGTTTTCTATGTCAGATTGTTCTTTGGTTAACTGCTCTTTATTCTGAACAAGTTGTTTTTGTTGTGCTACTTGTTTTTCTTTTTTTGCAATAAGATCTCCAGCTTGTTTATTGAATTCTTTTTCAATAGCATCAATTAACTTTTGATTATCAAGATCATTTATAAAAGCTCTTTTATCTAATACATCTTCAAGCTTTGCTGTCTTTAGTTCAATATTATAACTAAGATATTCTTCTCTGTCCAATACAGTGTCAATAGCTTTATTTAATATATCAGCCATTTCTTCAGAAGTATTATTTTCATCTGAAATGTTATATTCTTTAAACTCTGTCGGTGTAATAAATTTTATTTGACCATTAGGAAGTCTCACTTCAAACTCACCACCTAATGTTTGAGAGAGTACTGTAATCTTTGGAGCAAGTTGTAATGTGGTTCCTTCTTTTCTTAAAGGTTCTTTTAAAGAATATTCTTTATTAACTTCTAATTCCTTCTCTGTTATTAAAGGTTTTCTTTTTCCTGGAACTTTTTCTTGTTGTTCCACTTTAACATCTAGTTCTTCAGACTCACCAAATTCAAATTCTGGATTGTATTCATAATTTAATGGGTTCTTTGTTATATCAGCATGCTCTTGTAAGAATAGTTTTCTACGTAAAGATAATTCAATAACATCTGATAGATCTGCTTTAAGTTGATCTTTCAAGTCAGAACGTATGTCAAGTTCATTAATTTGTTTTAATGCTGCATCTGTAGCTTCTCTGCTAGGTTTATTATTTAATATAATACTTTGTAATACATTATAAGTGTCTATACCTGCTGCAGCTAAAGATTGATTAGCTAATGGTATACGAAGATCGTAATCAGCTATCTTGCTAGCTGCATACACCATCTTATCAATAACTAAAGGAGAATATTTTCTAAGTTGTTTACCATCAGGAGATAATATTGGATTACCTTCTTCATCTTTTAATACTTCTCCAGAAAATCGTAAGTTAGTAGACTTAATTATTTCATTTGTATTTTTTGCTACTTGTTCAAAACTATTAAGTCTTTTTTGAAATGACTCAACAGTATCTTCTACATTACCTATACCTTGTTCTTTTAATGTAGCAAGTCCTTCTTCAGATATTCCCATTTGTTTTAAATCAACAATATCCTCTATAACCATATTAAACCTTCCGTAGTTTATACGAGAAGTTAAATAGTTATGCATTAAATCAGTTTGTGCATCTAAAGCCTCTAATTTATCCCCTTGTACAACAGCATCTTGATATTGTCCTTGTAATGCTACACCTCTATTAATACTTTCCATTCTTTGTAAGAATGCTTGTTGAAAGGTTGGTGCATCATTTAGTCCATTTATAAAAGTTTCAGTATTTGTTTTCTTTTGTTTGTTTTGAGTAATTGTTCCACTAGGACCAAAACTTTGCATAACTCCTCCAGTAAGAGCTCCCATGATACCTCCTTCAATTCCTTCTTTAGATCTTAATGCTCCTTTTTTTTCATCAAAAAGACTATATTGTGCACTTTCTAGAATAGCATCTAATACATCAGAAGAACTTCTATTTTGTCTTCCTTTTTCAAAATAATGTTGTGTACCAACTTGTAAAGCATATTGCCCTATTTCTTGTGCACCTTCTTTTGGATCAAACATATACCCTCCCACTCTTTTTGCAGAACTGTATAATTTTCCAAATTTTGTTGTAGGAACTACTACATCAGCTACATATTTTCCATTTTTTAATACAGCATCTTCTACATTTCCTAATAAACCATTAGCAGCATTCTTTGTTGTTTTATATGATGAACCTAATAAGTTAGGTAATTGTTGAAACTCAGTAATTGTAAGCAATGCCATATTTCCTAAAAAAGAAGTTGCTCCCACACTTGCAGTTAAGTCATTGATATTTTCTAATTCTATTCCCGTAGGAGCATACCCATGTTCATTAGTATATTTCTGAATTAAAGATTTTTTATATTCATTAGATGTCTGTAATGCTTCAAATGAAGCTTCTCCTGCAGATGAATAAGCAGCAATAGCAGTTCTTCTAGCAGCATCATTGAATCCTGCAAAAGCATTTGTAGATTTAGCTAAATTTGCTAATTTAGAAGACTTAGTTGCTAAGTCAGCAATAGATGATAATTCTTTTTCTAATATAGCAGCTGCCTCAATATTTTTAGCAGAACTAAAAGCTCTTGATGTATTCCTCAACAATGGAGTGAATAATTTAAAAGCTTGAGAAGCTTCTGCAAGAATTGCTCCTTCAGCCGCTAATCCACCTAATGCAGCACCAGCTGCTCCTAATACACCATTAGCTATATTACCAGAAACCATTGCTCCAACAGCAAATCCTGAATTCTTAATTAACTTATCAAAAAGAAAATTTGTTGTCATCCAGTTATCTCTCTCATACCAATCAGCATTTTTTTCTTTATCTGTATAGTAATTAGGAAGATATTCTTGATCAACTTTAGTATTCCATTCATCAAGTCCTTGCATAATAGGATTATCCCATATATCAGAAAACTTACCACCAGGTAGTATTGCTTTTCCTGCACCATATAACATACCAAATCCACCTGCAATTGTAGTACCTACAAGATTGGCTCCTTTAAGAACACCGTTAAATGCTTTCTCAACTGATCCTTGACTATATGCTGCAAAGTCTTCTTGGTTTGCTATTATAGGATTATATTCTTTATATCTTTGATTTGCTTTTAATGTAGCACTTGTAACAAATACTCCTTTTTCATTAAAGTCTGTAGTCTTTGAAATATTATCTAATATTGCAAAAACATCTTTATCATTACGAGCAAGAGTTGGCAAATTAAAATCACTACTACCTACATTAATAGGAGCAGCAGGTCTAGGTGCCCCAATATTAATATGTTCAAAAGGAATAGAACTATCTTTTATTATAGGTTGTAAGTTTTTATCAAAATCTGGCATACTAATTTATTTTAAAGATTTTTAATTGCTTCTTTATCAGCAGCATTAACTGATAAATTATTTAAATACAATTGTTTGATTTGTGCTTTTGTTAGTTGTCCTAAAAAAGACATAGCATCTTGTCTAGACATTGGATTATTATCTAATTGAAGAGGAACTACACCATTAGCTGTATTTAATTTTAATTGTATATATTGTTTAGCATTATTAGATTTATTCCAACTTAAGTCTGCTTTTATATCTAATCCTGTATTAGGCATTTGAGATCTTCCAAAATAAGAATCTTTATATTTACCTGTTGGATTAGTATTACCATCTCCTAAATATTGTGCTTCAACTATCTCTTTATATTGTTGAGTTGGTTCATTAGGATCACTAATAGGTAATTGTTGAACTTCTCTACTTTCTAAAGGTATAGTTATTTCTTTACCATCTTTATTTAATATTAAATAAGTCTTGTCTCCTTGAGTTAATTTTTTATAATTTATATTACCTTTTCCTTCACTACTAACCCATGATTTACCTAAAGCAATATCATCTTTACTTAATTTTTCATCACCACCTTTACCTTCAAATCTAGTTAATACAGTACTAGCAATTCCTTCCCATCTTCTTCTAGCTATATCTCCACCTTCACTACTAAATGTAATTGATGTAACTCTAGGAATATATGTTCCAGCACGTTCTAATAATTTAGCTTGAACTTGTTCATCTTTTCTATTTCCAGAAGTTCTTTTATACTCACTAACTTTTGATACAATTTTAGAAAAATTATCAAATGTTCCCGAACTTATACTTATTTTAGATAGTAATTTTTCTTTGGCAGTTAAAGGAGCGTTATAAGTATCCTCTGATGTAAATGCAGAACCTTCTATATTTTTTCCAGGTTTAATAACTCTTTTTTCAGCAAAGTTAGCAACTTCTTGAGGTGAGAATGTTACAATTCTCCCATTATTATCTTTCATAGAAACAGGTGCAAAAGTTTTAATCTCTTGATCTAATTTCTTTTTACCTTGAATAAATTCTGGAGAATTATTTACTTCATTTATTACTTTAGTTCTAGCAGCAGTTAATCTATTAGCTTTATTTTGATTTTCTATAATTCCATCAACTTGTTCTCTCCATTCAACAGGAATAGCTTTCACGGTACTACCATCTCCTAGTTTGTACCAGTTAGGATCACCATTTTTATATTTCTCAATAGCATTCTTTATTTGGGTTGAATTAGTTCCAGGAATACCTTTTACCATGTCAACTATTCCTGTGCTAGCAGATTGACGATATGAAGTTTCATCTTCTATCATTGCAGACATAGGATCTTTAACATTTGTATTTTCTCCTAAATAAGTTTCAAAAGGATTATCTACTCCATAAAGATCAGCATGTTGTTTAGCCACTTTTAGTTGATAATCTTTATTAGACATATCCATATCAAATTTTCCTTTGTATTCTGTCCAATTTTGACCTCTTACATCTAAGTTAAATTTTGCAAGATCAAGTGCTTGTTTCTTTTCCCAATGCTCTGCTTCTAATACAACATTAGTTAAAAGGTTTTCTTTATTATGTTCCCAAGCATAAGTATTTGAAAATTCAGCAATTGCTCCATTTTTATAAATAGTAGCTTTGGCTTGATCTGGATCTGATTTTATTGATTCTAATTCATCATTAAGTTGTACACCTAATTCTTTATTTTTAAGTTCTAAACTATCAATTGCATCTTGTGCTTTTTTTTGATACTCTGGATTAGAAGTACTTAAATTACATAAACCATTTAATTCTTCTATACGTTTATTATTTAATTCAACTTGTTTACCGAATCTAGTTTGAGAATAAACTGCCAATTTATCTGGTGTATCAAATTGTCTAAATGTATATCTACCACTAATAGATAATTGATTTAATTCATCTGGAGATAAACTAGACCTTAATGCATTTTCTATTTTTGCAGATGATACAGTTTCTTTACTTATACGTTGCATTGCTGCAGCAGTCTTATTATAATTTATAGACCCATCATCATTTCTTGCATATGGAATATCTTGTTCAGCAAGATCTGAATGTAATGACTTCATTACATCCATCCACTTTTTATTTACATCTATATATTGAGTATATCGACCATTAAATTTATCACCTACCTTAGTAGAAGTTAAATATCTATTTGCTTTTTCTCCAAAGTCCCATTGATTTTCTTGAGAAGATTTTCCTTCTGAAATAGCTTTTTCCATTTCAGCTTGTTGTTTTCTTAACCAAGCAGTAGAACTTACAGCATTTCTTACATTTTCATCTTTAGTAATTTGATTAGTCATTCCATTAACAGAGTTAACTAATTGAAAATTAGAAAAATCTCCAGCAGCTACAGCAGTGAGGTTATTACCTAGTTGATTAAGTTTAGATTGTAAGTATGCTTTATCAACATCATTAGCAATATCCATACCTGCAACATTGTCAATATTAGTTTGTATTTTTTGAATACCCTCATCATATTGCTGTTGTTTAGCCATACCAACCTTTACCATTGCTTCCACTGGTAGTTGTTGTACGTAAGGATTAAATTGGGGAATTTTATCAGTGAACGAGCCCATATATTCTTATATTTTACATGCCTTAGCATGTTGGTTAACAAATGTAATATGAATTATTAGAACTACCAAAATTAATAATCAATTCTGGTAATTCTTTATAATTAAATTAGTTATAAATTTTTGTATGATTTAACAATAGAACCATTTTTAGCTGGTTTAGTTTTTTCTTTTTCTTTGGAAGTTTTACCTTCTAAAGCAGATTTATACATTTCTAACTCTTCAGGATTAGCATTAGCAATCATTTCTTTAAAGTTTACTAAAGGATTCATATTAATAGCTCTTCCTTTATTGTCAAATCTGTAATTATACATATTCTCCATTACCCCAAGAGTTCTATTTTCAAGTTTGTTCTTAGCATATTTATCAGCTATAGAATTAAGGGCAGCTTGTGTTGTAGCTTTTGTATTAGACATGGCTTCAGCTTGTCTTGTGTATTGCTGATCTGCAATAGCAAGGTTTTTAAGTTTAGCATCGTTAAGAATATTTCTATTTTCTCCATACACTCTATCTTTCATCTCTTGGTTAGCTCTGAATTGATTAGCTAATACAGATTGATTAGCTTGATACTTTTGCGCATTTAGATTAGCTTGAGCTGCTGGGTTATATCCCATCATTCTTTGTGCTGCTCTATAATCTGATTGATTAGCATTCAATTGATCTTGTAAAGAAATATCATAAGGTACTCCTAACTCTGGTCTATAGAAGTTAGCTTGTACAGGTTCTAATTGATTAGTAGCCATAGCATACATTTCTGGATACAATTGTGAGGCATCTAAATCTTCTACATCACTTGGTCTAAAATTAGGAAGTACAGCATTAGCAAATAAAGTAGCTTTATCCCACCAATCTTTATTCTTACCAGATTTTGTTGATGATTTTTTATTAGATGGAGTATCAGATTCATCATCACGCATATAGTAATCAAATATATCATCTTCTTCTTCTATTTGCCCAGATTCATCACCCCACATATATGACTGTCTTTCTTCTGGTTCAACTTGCAAACTTTTTTTAGGTCTGATAACTACTTCATCAAGTTCTCCACCTTGCATATCTGCTTGTTTCATTAAATCTTCATCACTTAATTTATTAAGACCATCTTGTGCTTGTGTAAACTTACCACCAAACTTAGCATATTGTTTCTGGGCTTTTTTATCTATCTTTACTTTACCTCTTGCAAGATCATCAGCAACTAAACCATTTTCTTCTGCTGTATCATTGATAGCATTCTGAAGAGAAGCTGCATTTATTTTCTTATCAGCTAAATCTTTAAGTTTCATATTAGCTCCTTGTATGCTAGCTTGTAATGCTGTAAGTTTTAGTTTATCAAAAGAGTTTTTTGGATCTAATGCATTAAGTTCTTTTGTAGATTTATCTATTAATGTATTTTGTTTACTTTCTATCTTAGATAGATCATTTACATAGTTTTTAAACTTTTTACCTTTTGCATTTTTATCTCCTAACATATCTATATATTGATTAGGTATTTTTAAATTACCAAACACTACACCTGATTTTTGTACTTCACCAGTCATTGGATCTACTACACCACCTTCTTCTAATTCAACCATAGGTTCTCCTCTTTCTACTTCTACTGGATTACCACCGTAAGTAACACCAATACCTGTTTCTCCATTAGGAGAATATTCTTCGTGACTCTTACCTCTAAACATAACTGTTTCTCCTGTACCAGGTAAATAAGGATTACGTGATATAGTTTCAGCTCCTCCACCCCAATGTGTTTGTAACTCTCCACCTAATCCATAAGATTTAACATCTCCACCATTCTTATAACTTTCCATAGCTCTATCACTAGGAGGTGTGTAATCTCTTAGATGTCCACCAGCTCTTAATGTATTCATTCCTTCATGTGCATAGTCATAAACTTCTTGTTCATCAAGACCACCAAATGATGCTATAACTTGTGGTTGCCAATCATTAGATACCCATCCACCATCTTCCATAAAAGATTGATTTTGAGATTGAATTCCTTTAGCCATACCAACATTTGCCATTCCTTGCATATTTCTTTGTGTAGCAGCATTATCTTTCTTTATTCTTTTAGCATAAGGATCTAATGCATTACCAGCTATACCTCCAACAAATTCTCCAATAGCTCCACCAACAGGTCCACCAAAAGCTGAACCAATTGCTTTACCTGCTGTACCACCTATTTGTCCACCAGCATTTTGACCACCCATTAATTCTTGTCCCATACCTGTAGCTTTACTTGATATAGCTCCCCAAGGAGTTCCTCCACCATCTTGCATTTGGTGCATTCTTCCACCATGATAATATTGTTTTACATTACTATCATTTAATGGTTCATATCCACTATCTGTATATATATCATTTGGATCATATGTATTTTGTATTTCTGATGGGTTACCTCCTACATATCCACCATCTTGTAATCTCGTACCATTTCTAGCAAGAACATTTGTACCAACACCATTAACAGGAAATAAGTTTTCTCCTGTCATAGGTTGCATCATAGCATTTCTTTGTTTAGAAAATGTATCTTGCATTTGTCTACGTGCATCCACATCTGTACTTTGTGCTGCTTGTAAAGAAACATCACTTACTAGTTTTGTTTGTTTAGCTGCTTTAGCTGCTTCTTTCTCAGCTTTTAATGCTCCTATACCTCCAATAATTTCACCAATAGGTCCAGCTTGTTTACCTAATGCTTTAGATGTTTTAGTCCATCCATTTTCTTGTGGTGCTGAGCCTTGAGCACCTAATTTAGAAACATCAAATCCTCCTATACCACCAGTAGCTAAAGGGTTTGTAGAACCTGCAGGTTTTAATTGATTTACAGGTTGCAATTGTCCATAATTAGTTGCTCCTGCTGGAGGGTTGTTAGAATACCAATCTCCATTTTGTGCTCTAGGAATAGCAGTTCCATATCTAGCACCTCCTAACGAAGAAGCTATATCACCCATACCTTCCATACCCTCTCCTCCTTCCATTGCACCACCAAACATTTTCATAAGACCACCAATATCAAAACCACCTCCACCACTGTCTTTTTGTGCAGCAGCTGCAGCTTGTTGTTTTTCTAAAGCTAATTGTCTTTCTGCACCAGTAGATCCTGTAATCATTTTATCAGCTTGGTCAAATTGATCTGAATAACTTATAGGTTTAAATCCTGATGAACCACCAGTTACTGCAGCACCCATTTGTGCTTTTTTAAACTCTTTACCATGTTGTTTCATGAATGCTTCTTCTGATGGATATTTCTTGTAAAACTCCTTTTCAGATTTAACACCAGCGATTTTTAAAATTTGTGCTTTCATATTAATTGTATTTGTTTAGCCAGCCTCCTGGTTGTGGTTTATTGTAATTGGTAAAGTTAGTCAATTGATCTAATTGTTGCAAAGTTTTTTGATCTTGTTGGTTCACACCATTCTTAGCCATAGGATATTCTGTCACCTTCTTACCCTTGAACTTATAATTCTTTCCTGGTTTCATTAGTTTTGTATCTCCTGTATCAGATATTCCTAATAAAGGTTCATACACTCCTTCCATTGTTATATCAGTAGATCCTATCTCAACAACCTTTCCCCAGTTATCAGGATTCCAATATCCCATATCATCTTTGATAACTGAACCATCTCTACTAATAGTCTTTGGTTTCCAATCTAATCCTTGTTGATAGTATTGCATTTCTTTACCATTCTGTGCAGAAGCATCTGTCTTATCAGTTTGATTTCTACGTGGTCCTTTACTAGGAATACTTCCTGTGCGTGCGTATGAGAAACCTGTAGCTCCAGGGAATGATCCTCCTGTTTGTGCTTCAGGAACATAATTAACTGGATAGACAGAACCACCCATTTGATAATGAGGAATCGCAGTTCTTGTATTATAAGGACTAGGTGCTATGTTTGGTAAATCTCCATTCTCAGGATAGTATTTATATTTACTTTCTGTTCCTCCAAAGTTTTGATTTACTGTGTCAGTTACATCATAATATTTAGGTGTTCTAACAGGAACTCTAATATTTGGATCTGCTTCTATATCATTATCTGGATAAACTAATCCTGCTGGTTGTAAATTATTTTGTATTGGTAAATCCAAAAGAGTTTCTATGTTTTGCTTAGGTTTAGCATAAACAGGACTAACTGCATAACCATCATAATACTCTGAAATTGGTTTTATTTTTGCATCATACACATCAGGAGATGTATAAAAATTAATATTTTCATCTTTTATTCCAAGACTTTTGTAATAATTTATTACTTTTTTTGATTTATTTATTACATGTTTATCTTCTCCACCACTTATTGCTCTTTTTTCAAAACCAGGAACTGTTGTTGCAGTATATGCATTTATATTAGGATTTTGTTTTGAAAAAGCAGCATACTCTTTATATGCTTTTCCAGAATAATTACCTTTTTTTGTTTCATTTAATTGTTTATTATATAATACTTTTTCTTTAGCTAGCAGTTTTTCTATTTTTTCATAATCCATTTTTAAAGGTTTATAAGAACTTAAATTAGTGATACCTAAGTCTTTTTGTTTATTTGATGTAATAGGATTATTTTTTTGAAATTGATAAGCTTTATAAAGTCTTAAACTATCTTGATAAGCTTTATATCTAGGATCGTTTTTTGATTTTACATATATAGGTTTCTTTGTTCCACCTTGAGCAATAGGAATCTCTCCTCCTTCTTGAAACTGTCCTCCCCATGCAGGAGAACTATTTCTTCCTACATTGCTGTATCCATCTCCTTGAAATCCTTCAGGAGCAGATACTTCATAATCATTATAATTATCTAACCACTTATTTTTCATAATTTATATCTTTATATTTCCATATAAATCCTCCACATGTTTTTGTAATTTTCTTTAATGCAAAAGTTATATTACTAGTACTTAAATTTAAACTAATAGAAGCAGATTTACCTGACTCCCACTCTTTTATAAATATACCATCTAAACTATATTGTAAAATAGATTTATATTTTCCTTTTGCAGCTTTATGTTTATGCTCTTCAGAATGTTTTTTACCTAGTTTGCTTTGTTTAAATAGTTGTTTATATTCTTCTGACCATTTTCTACCAGTTGCTTTGGTTCTAATTTTATCTCTAGTCTCTAGCGATGTTAACGATACATTATTAGGATGTGTTGGTTTTAAATTATATCCATACTTTCTATTATGGACATTTAATAATGTAGCCCAATAGTGTTCTTCAGAATACAAATACTCTTCTTTACATTCTTCTAAAATTTCAAATAAAAAATTTTCTTCACCATACATATCCCAAGCTCTTTGTAAATATGTATTATTATGTATTCCTGTTTTTAACTGTCTTTTATGAAGCCCCCATCTAACATTAAAAGTTCTTTTAGTACAACCTACATATATATGTCTAGTTATAATATTAGTTATGGTATATACACCTATACTGTTCATTACTTATAACTTATTTGGGCTGGAGCTGTCAAAAACTGGCTCACCAAATGAACGTTTGATTGATCGTCTAAAATATGTCTCACTTTTAATTCTTTTGCTCTTAGAGGAGCTTTCTTAAAGCTTCTTGAACCATAATCCATATTGTCTTGATTAACTACCTTATCAATAGAAAGACTCTCGCATGATGTAAGAAATAATGGAACTTGAGAACTTTTTTGAAGAGCCCAGAATGTATTATATTGATAGAAGTTATCACTCTTAGTATATGTGATTGTTTTGCTATCTGTATTGAATATCGGATATTGCATATATGCTCTCATATTATTAAGAGGTTTTGCTACTAAGTTTATTACTCCTGAACTTTGTTGATTGTTATAAAGAATTACTTTATTAAACCATTTATTGTTTGTTTCTATTCTTGAGTTATAACTAAACACACCATCAGGTATATTTAGATATTCATATGCTTTTGTATAATCTTTTACATTCTGAAGAATTTCATCTTGAAATTGATAAGCAAATGGATATTCAATAATATATGGTGCTATGTTTCCATAGTAAGAGTTATACAATTGTATATTAGTTAAATGTCTCCATATACATCCTGTTACAGTTTGTACTAATTTAATATTTGCATACTCTTGCTCAGTAATATCTTTTAAAGATAATGTTTTTTCTGATTTACATGTACCAGTAGATTTTATTGTAACCATAGTTACATTGTCATTTACAATATAACTTATTCCTCTTGTTAAAACTTTTTTAGTAACTCCCTCTGCTATTACATTCCCAAACTGATCAAAGATTAAGAATGGACCTGCAGTAGGGTTTACTTGAGTTAATTTTATTGTTATTGTTTTTGACATATTAATTTATTAACAAGGTCCGTTATTAATTAATGTTACTTCAGGAGGTGTAACTACACTTCCACTTCGTGCACAGAATGTTTGAGTTGAAGGTCCTCCTTCTACATTACCAATGTTTACAGATTGTGGATTTTCTGAACAATCAGTATATGTTACTGTTACAACACCCACTGTTGTTTTACTTATTGTATATGAAAAACAATTTAATGTTGTACTAGTTGTAGTGGTAGTTGTAACACATATTGCTGTTTCAGTAATTATTCCTGATACAACATGATAAACTTCTGTAGTAGTGTTTGCACTTTCATCTGTAAAATACCAACCATCTGCTATTGTTGTACAATCTGTTGTACCATTATTAACATATATAATTTGTCCAACTGTTAAACTTACAGCACTTATATTAATTAAAGTATATTCATAACCTACATTTGTTGTAATATAAGCAATTGCTGCACATGCATCAACTTGACTTCCTGTAGATACTACTGTTGATGGAGGGGCTATTATATTATATCCTGTAATAAATTGATAGTTGTTCACGGTGTTTGGTCTTTGGCATGGTGGTGGTACAGTTATAACTCCTGTTCCTACAAGAGTACAATCAGTTAATATTACTTCTCCAGCTAATGTACAATCTAATGGAATTTCTGTAGTAGTAGTAGTGGTAGTTGAAGATGTACTACTAGTAGTAGTAGTAGTTGTTGTACTTGGTGTAGGAATTAATTCTCCTACAACAAAATCAAAATCATCACAACATCCATTAATACCAGAATAAAAGAAATTGTTTTCTGCTATATACCAATTAGGAATATAACTATGAAAACTTATCCATGTTTTTGTATTTACATTAAATGAAAGTGTCCAAGATTTATTGCAAAAGTATTCAGAATCTTTTAAATCAACAACTGTTGTTAATACTAAGCTATTAATAACTTCCTCTATATAAAATTCTTTTGTTGTAGAATTGTATTTAATATCTTTATTTAATGGAATGTAATCTAGTTTACTAATTATAACTCTATCAAATTTGCTATCATATACAGCATGTAAACCTACTCCATTAAAATGATTATCTGTATCTACATTTGGAAACCATCTTAATATTTCAAAAGCTAAATGGTCTGTAAAGAATCTATTCATTCCAGAACCAAATGCAGATAAATCGTCTACTTGTGTTCCTTGTATAAGAAACACTTGTCCTCTTTTAGCATCTACAGTTATTTGTCCTTGAGGAATCTTCAATAACATTTTGTTTTGACTTCCTACATACCCAAGATCTGTTTCAGCAAAATCAATAGGAGGTGCTCCTTTAAACATATTAGGATTACCTACATATGCAGCTTGAGGATTACTTGTATCAATTGTTAATAGATTATTATACAATAATGATTTGTTTTCAAATCTAGCAAGAATTGCTCTATTTTGTATACCATCTAATGATATAAGATTACCATAGTTTTGGGGAAAATCAAAATAAGAAATTGCTCTATATGTCAACCAGCTATTAACTCTATTATCTGCATCTGTATTTTGACTATCAGAGTATATTGCTCTAAATGGATAATTTGTATAACAAGCTTTTCCATCCCAATCAGGAGGAAGGTGTGTAAATGTATTTTCTTTATTTTGTTTAGAAAATGTTACATTATATGTATATGTATTATCATTAGCAATACTTACAAAATCTTCTTGTAACCAATCATCAGGAATACTTGTAGATACATGTGGCCAAAAGTCTCCTTCTTTATTATTAAATGCTTGCCTAAGATCTGTATTGTAAGAACTTTCACAATAAAAATTAGGAATACCATATGCAAACAAATAAAAATATCCATCATAGAATGTTCTATTAGGATTAGTATCTGCTTTAGCAGTTGATGGTATTAACTCTTGACTATTTTTACAATCAAATTCATGTGCTTTATAAGAAATAATATTTGAAAGTTCTCCTGAATCATTTCCACTATAATTGCTTAATATAGATCTAGCAGAATGCCAATATTTAGGATAAGCTATATTTCCTATTTCATCATAGAATACATCTGAATCATCAGGAGCATTAACTCTATTATCTATAAAGAATGGAAGTTTAGTTTTAAATGCAAAACGAGAAATAAATGTATCTCCTCCAAATATTGTAGCACTTCCTGTAGTTTTAATATTTTTTTGAAACCCTGTATCAATTGTATCATAAGAATATATTTGTCCCCATTGATTTACAAATGTATTTTTCAATGAAGCATAGTATGATAAAACTTGTATATCTTTTTCTTTTGCTGGTGTAGCGCATGAACTACCACCACTTATAGTCATTCTAGATTTATCCGTTATTCCTAAAGCAGAAACACTAACACTATTACTAGGAAATGGAAGTGGAGATAAATATTGTTCAGAATTGTTTAATTCATTAGTTTTTATAAATACAGAAGTTTCTCTTTGATAGTTATTTATAGGAATATTATCATCTCCTACTGCTTGAACTCCAGGTATTAAATATTTTGCTAAATCAATAGTTCGTTGTTTAATACCTAGATCATTTGGTATAAATGTATTATAATCATAACTAGCAATTGAATTATATGAATATGCATAATTCTTTCTAGTTATACCATTTATATATATCTGTAAATATGCTTGATATGCTGTAAACATAGCAGTGGCACTAAAATCACTAGTTATATTACCTAATCTACTAGAGCTATCAAGAGCATCTTCTTGTGCTTCTTTTGTAAGTAATCTATATTTAGCATTACTTTTAACTTGTACAAAATGTGCTTTACCAGCACCAAACATTACATTTTCTAATTTAAGTACATCTCCTAAAAAAGGTTGTCCAAAAGAAGTTTCTGGAGAATTAAATATTTGTCTATATCCAAGATTAGTATCAGTATCAATTGATGGTTGTGGTATAGGAATTTTACATTGATTTGCTGCACGTACATTTTGATCAGGTAAAGCTTGAATAGTTACTCCACATACATCCTTTGTACTAATTTTAATAGGTTCTGTTCCAACTTTTACATGAATAATATAACTAGAATTAGTTGGCGATCCTTCTACCCATTCTTGTTGTTTTTCTCCAAACTCATCTGTCCATTCTGCTGTCCATCCAGCACATGCTTGAATAACTGTACCAGTAGAAGCAATTCTCCAAACATTATAATTACCATATGCAGATGTACCTTTACCAGATATAATAGTTGGTTTTGCTATAGCACAAATTGAATGAGCACCTAAATCATTTAATTTTTCTTTTATTGATTTATTAGAATTACAACTAATATATTCTATTTCAGCATATCCATCTATTCCAAATTCTGTAATGGTTACAACAAATGGTTCACATAATTGTGTCCATGCATTATTAGATGCATTTAAAAATGGATCTTCACCTAAGTCATTATATGGATAATTAGGAAAATAAAAATCTTGATCTTCTCTCGAATATTTATTTACATTTCTAAGTATACCTTTTGCTACAATAGATTTATTTGTTCCTCTATCTCCTCTTAATATTTTAAATCCTATTATAGATGATTTTTCTTCTTGCGTTAAATTAGAAGATAATATTAATGATTTTACTTGATCAACATCTATTTTTACACCAATAGGAAATACAGAATTATTTTGCATCACCATAGAGGATGCTCCTGTGTACAATACAGTTGATTCTGTTATTGGAGAAATTAATACATCTGGAAACTTATGATGTCTAATAGGTTCACCTGCAAGGTCTCCCCATACATTAACATTACAAGGATAAGTTTCTTCTGACTCCCAATATGCAAAGTTTCCATAATTAAATGCAGTGGCATTACCAATGTTAGTTGTTGGATCTACTGGAGATGCACCAATTAAAGAAGCAGTGTTATATATTTTCCAATATGGTGCACTTGTTCCTTCACCAATAAAATCTTGATTTGTATTAGGAACACTAACTAAATCACTACTTACTGATTGTCTACCAGGAATATGAAAACCATCTGTTTGTTTTCCATTATCTAAAAGAAATGCAATTTCAAATGCATACACTTCATCTCTAAGATACCCTCTTAAATTAGTAGCATTTAATTCATTTGAATAATCTTCATTAGCAGGTAATTTATATGTTTCCCATTTAAGATTTATTTGTGATGCTATTGATTGATAATTAATTCTATCTACAGATATAAGACCATCCCATATAAGAACATCTTGAGCTGTAGTTAAATCTTCCGCTATATCATAATAAGGAAACTTTTCAAATATATCATTAATAGATAGTTTTATAGCAGAAACATCTTGTCCTGTATAAGTAATTTGTTTTGACACATTGTCAATAAAGTATGTACCTACTAATTCTACTGAACTAATATCATTAATAGTTTTAATTACAGCAAGATTAAAATATTGAAATCCTCCTGTAACATCAAGATTATCAACGTTTATAATAATTGATTTACCTACATTATAGTTATAATTAACTGTTGTTATATTTATATCTGCAATAGGTGTAGGGTTTGTAATAGAATAATATGATGTGTACGGATTACCAGATGCATCAGAGTATTGTGCAGCAAATTGATATGTTCCTGCAAGCAATGCTCCTCCTGTAGTAATATCTACTATAGCAAGATCAGGAATATTAAAATTAGGTTGTATTTTTAATTGATTACAATCTAATATATCTGTATAAACAGGATCACAAAGCTCTGAGGTAGGTGTTAATAAATATGGAATATTATTAATATCCAAATATCTTCTTTGATTAAAACCATCTGTCCAATATATTTCTGTTGTACAATTTGTAATTTTATGTACAGTTTTATGTATAGGATGATCAATATTAAAATTAAGACAAGAACTATTAACTAGTTTATGATATATACAATCGTTATTATCCATATATCCTATCTCTGAACCACCATCTAGTGGGTTAGTAATAAAGAATATATGTTTGTTTTTTTCGTTAATAAAATGCGTTCCTATTAACACATAGCTTTTTGGAAATGTTAAACAAAGTTCATTACCTTGTTCATTTTGATAATTAACAGAACTAGAATCAAAGTTTTCTAAAGCAGCATTTAATGCATAAGTTAAAGTACCTGATTTAACTTGGTTCAAAGTTTGATCCATGTTTAATCCAATATTGGCACTGTTAAATTCTATTTTAATATTTCCTTGTGATTGTTCTTCAGCCATGATATATATTAATTGTTACGTCTTCTACCATATCTATTAGTACGGTTAGGAAGTTCATACATATTAAATCTATTAAGATCATTTTTTATTCTTCTTTGCTTTTCTTCAGCAGTTTGTTTTTTAATCTCAATACTAGCCATAATAAAAGCTTCTTCATATAATTGCTTATGATACATTAACTTCTGTTGTAACTGATTAAAAGTTTCATCATTAGTTTGATTTGTAAGCATCTCAAACACTTTAAACTTAAGGAATGCTTCTACATATTCTCTTATACGATAGTTATCAGGAATCAATTGGTTTCCTATTTCATCATACTCTGTAGCATAAAATATTAAATGTACAACACCATTTCTGAAGTTAGTTACAAATTTATTATCTCGTATATCAAATGAATCAATACTAGAACTACCAGGTGTAAAATTATTTACAGGAATAGGCTGATTATTAAAATCCCAGTTATTTGTATATTCAACATCACAATGTTGTTTTGCAGATATATTTCCAGGTTTAAGTAAATAATTATGAGTAAATCCTCTTGTAACGCTATTGTTTGTTTTATACACAGCTTGTACAAGCACAGGCATACATGTACCCTCACATCCTGGATCTTGACAACCAACATTATTACAGGCAGTTCCTGCAATAGTCAATGGACTTACTTGTATTGTAGTTGCACTTGATGCTTGTGAATAAAATGAATTAGCTGATTGATAGGGATAAGCTGCTACTTCTGTAGTCATCCATGCTTCTCTTACAGCATAAAAGTTATCAGGAAGTCTAGCTTGGAAGTCTTCTACAAAAAGAATCTCATCAGTAATTACATAAGTTGTTCTTCCTAACTTTTTTAAAGCTTTGTCTAAATAAGTAGGGAATAATAAATCATCTACAGCAGCAGTATCGAAATAACTTTTAAGTTCTTCTTTAACAGTTGAGTAAACAGGTTCTGGGCTTATAAAAGCGTATTTATAGTAGTAGCTCATAATTTATTTTTTCCATTCGATGTATAAATGTTGATACTTATCGTTGGTCTTTAAGTAATGCGATAATAGTCTTGATGTAAGTCTGGAAGGTTTAAAATACCAAAGATCAGAGTTTTTAAAACGTGCTGTAGATTTAAACCACATCCAACCAAAAAAATATCCTTCTGTGTGATAGTTAAAGTTATATATAACCTTTCCTTTTTCTTTAGTTTTTTGCCAATCAATAGGAAGATTAACAAACTCTTTGCCATCAATCCCTTTCATTTTTCTTCTTTTCTTTTTATTAATAGAAAATTCTCCAAATCCAAAAGGTAGTTTTGCTTTAAGGCCTGTTTCTAATATATACTCTTTAAACATTTCATTGTAAGTGTATATTATATTTCTCCAAGCATCGTAATTAATTATTATAGATGGGTGTTTTTTACAAAAATTATTATAATTTTCTTTACTAGAAGATCTCCAATCTATTTTTGTCCTACTCATATTTTATTATTTTGGAGAATTAGGGGCTTGACCATCTAATCCTTCTTGAGCTAAATCAGTTTTAATATTAAAATAAGTAGATAAAAGTTTTTGAGAAGTAAGTTGTAACACTTGTTGTTCTAAATATCCTGGAAGAGGAAACTCTTTATCTAAAGGATTTTTACAGATTTCTTCTGTAGTGTATTCTGGTGTACCACATCCACATTCTGGATACATAATATCATTGGTTACATCTTCTTCAAAAAATGCTACAAATCTAATTGCTTTAAGCATTGGATTGTTTACATATAGATATCCATTAGATATCCAGAAGTATTCTTCATTTTTAATTACAGGAAGTTTAAGTAAGTTTAAATATCTATTAATAGAAATTTCTTTTAACTTCTTTCCTTTACCACTCATAGCATTAATAGAATAAACTCCTTGTATTACATACTGATAATTACCTTCTGATATACGTGGGAGTTTAAATTTAGTTCTTGCTATTGTACATTCATCTACATAATCACAACATTCAGAAATTGATACTTCACACATCTCAAGACATGGTATAGTAGTAAACAATGTATCAGTAGCCCAAAGCTTTCTAAGATTTGTTTCACGTTTAATAAGCAATAAAGAATTATTTCTTATTTCGCTAGCTATTGCTCTATCTGTTATCAAAGAGTCAGTCGAAAGTATCTTGTGGACACTTCTAACATCTGATACTAATTTCCTTAATGTTGCCATGTTATTTATATTCTTGATTCAAATTCTGCAATTTTTCCTGTTTCTTTATCATAAACAAGTGCTAATGCAGCTCTAATTGAATGCACAAAGTTATTATCTTCATGCCATCTATCTGTAAATGAAAGACTTGGCATTTGTTGTATTCTTACTCCTTTAATTTCTTTAGCCATATAATGATGCTTATCTCCTGTATGGATTTCTCTATATTTAGCTTCTCCAAAATAAGAACTATATTCAGGATGAGTTGCAAATAATAAAGGTAAATCATCTATTTTACAATTACCATGATGATAACCAATGAAAGTATTTCCTAATACTACTGCTTTTACTACACTATGTTCTCTTATAAAGTTTACATCATAATCTTTTTTAAAGAAAACTTCTAATGCGTGAGCTAAATAAAAAGATTTAGTTCTATCATGATTACCTTGTACTAAAACTACTGTAACACTTTTACAATGATCTCTTAATGTATTAATAGTATCTACTAATAAAGAAAATCCTAATTCATATTCAGAATGATATTCAAGAATTGTATCTTGAGGAGTTCCGTTTGTAGTTTGGTTTTGATAATTGTCGGTGTGAAAAAAATCGTTACTTATAGGAAAAACTATATGTTCAATACTATAATTTTTTATTATTTTAGTAATTAAATCTTCCACTATTTTTAAGTAGTTTGAAGCTCTTTTAAATGGACAATTGTCTCCATCTACAACTTTTTTAGCTAAGTGAAAATCAGATAAAGATAATTCAACATCCACTAAACTTTCTTCATCTAATACTGGTTTATTAATAACTTTTATGTTATTAGGAATATAATTTTCTAAAAACTTAGCAAAGTCTTCAGGGGAGTAATCTTGTGGTTGTTTTCTTTTACTAAATATTGAAGAAGTAAAATCTCCATTTGGTTGTAGTTTAGACCAGTAGTTTGTTATAACGTATTTATCTAAATTTATTTTATGTAATGCAGCTAGTTCAATATCATCTTTTGGTTCAAACTTTGTAGTGATTGTACTTTCTATTGTACCTTTTTCAACATTTACTTTTCTAATTTCTCCTATAGGAATGTTAACTATAACAGGAGTTTCTACATCTTTTTCTCTTAGTTCTTTAAGAAGTTCATTCACTTCAAATTCACTAATTCCTAATCTTTCAGCATAGAATTTTTTACTTTTCTTTTGACTTAATAACTCTTCTAACTTAAATAATAAATCTTGATTTTCAGACATAAGTAGTTTAATTTAATTAAATTAGGGTAAAGATAAAAATAGTTTTCTTACTATCCAAATAAATTTAATTAAATAGGTTATTCTTTATAACTAAAATAGTTATAAAACAAAAACTCCCCTAGTAAACTAGAGGAGTAAAAACTCTCGGAAAACCAACAAACCTTGAATTTTTATATTATATTATTCTATTGTTGGGCAAGTTACAGCACTACCAATAAATTCTGTTCCGCCCCATAGTCTTGCATATTGACCATCGCAATACCAAAATCCTCCTGGTGCAAAAAGAGTCTCATTAATATCTTGGTACAGACCAGTAGATATATACCAAATTGGATCATCTAGATAATAGTAGACTTCATTACCTGGATCACCATAAAAAGCACACGCCTGTGCGGCACTATCATTTGATACTGATAAGGTTATACCTGCTTCGGGTGGAGCAGTTGTAGTGGTTGTAGTGGTGGTGGTTGGACTAACTAATGGAATATCTATATAGTTTACACAATTTCCTGTAGACTTTACTCTAATTGTAGTAGTAAAATCTAAAACTGCGGAAGAAGAATATCCTGCAAGCAATGCAGATTTACTTACTCCTGTAGCAAATGCTGATACATAGCCATCAAAATTTGTATAAAGATCAAAAGGACCTGAATCTGTCCCTGCTGTTGTTAATGTTATTAATACTGTCATTGTATATAATATTTAAAAGTTATAATAATAGTTATTGTTCAATAGCTGTTCCAGCAAGTGTACAATCTAAAACAACAGGTGTTGTTGTAGTAGTAGTTGTTGGTGTTACAGTAGTTGTACTTGTTGTTGTGCTTGTACTACTACTTGTTGTAGTTGTAGTAGTAGGTATTACAGTTGTTGTAGTTGTAGAAGTTGATGCACTTGTTGATGTTGTTGTTGTTAAAGGTAATGTAGTGGTAGTGGTAGTAGTTGTTGGTGGAGGAATTGTTATTACTCCTGTACCAATAAGTGTACAATCAAATATAGGAATTGGTGTTTTTGATCCCCCGTAAATGTGCCAAGATATCTGATTCATTATAATCCTACTGTTATATATTCGTTTAAAACTCCCGTATTGGTTATTGTGTGCGATAGCTTTTCAGCCATAGTGGTTGCATCGTTGTTTATCAACACTATTGAACCCCCAAGGGCATATGTCATTGTCACACCTGCTGATGTTACAAAACTGCAATTCCATCCTAATGATAAACCATTTGGTAAAGTCACCGTGCAAGATGCTGTAAGTAGTATAACAGTACCATTATCACTTTCAGCAAGAGTTATGTTTGTGGCTATTTTTCTAACGGTAATAGCTATGTTTGCTTTTGCGTCTAATTGACTTTTAATAACAACTTGATTTGCTGTTGTTGAGGCACTTGCACTAATTGTTCCGTTTACTTGCAATCTGTCTACATCATTATCTGTTGTAGTTCCTAATAATAAGTTACCATAAATAATAGCTGTACGTAATGTACTTATATTTCCTATTACGGTAGTATTTGAACCTAAACCAACTGCTGCATTCCCTATAACTATTGAATTGGTATTAGTTATTCCAAGAGTACTTGTTCCTTGTCCAATTGCAATATTACTACCTCCAGATGTATTATTTTGTAATGCGTTTAATCCAATTGCAACATTATTATTACCTGTTGCATTTAATAATGCATTTGAGCCGATTGCTACATTTCCACTACCAAGTATATTGTTTTGTAATGCAAAATAGCCAAATGCAGCATTGTTATTACCATTGATATTCACAGACATAGAACCACGACCAACTGCTGTATTATTAAAACCTATTGTATTTGCTTTTAAGGATTCTCTACCAATTGCTGTATTGTTATTGCCAATTGTGTTTGAATTTAATGCTTCAGCACCTACTGCAACACCTGCAGAACCTGTTGTATTTGAATATAATGCTCCTTGACCAATAGCAACAAGTGAAGATGCATTTGTTGTTGTAAATAAAGCTTGAGACCCAATAGCAACATTATTATTACCATTTATGTTATTTCTTAATGCACCATTACCCATAAGTACACTAGTAATACTACCACCTCTACCTACATTAATTCCCTGTACTACTAAATCACTACTGAAGTCTTTAATTCCTGCAATAGTTTCATTGCCTGTTTTGTGAACAACAGTAGAATCAATTGCATAAGTATTATTATCTATTAACCCATTTGCTTTTAAAAATTGAGTGGATGTACCTCCTGGTATTCTTAATGATGCAGCAATAAAATCGCAATTTGCAGTAATTTGTCCAATTTGATCATCTATTATCAATGAAGTGTTCGCTACCTCTAAGGTTAAAAAATCTGAATTTGCAGATATTACATCAACTCTTATTGAATCATTAAAAGTTTTAATTCCTGCAATAGTTTCATTTCCTGTTTTATGAACTAAGTTTTCATCTAATGCCATTGTACCTGTAGCATCAGGTAAAGTATATTTTCTATTTACGGTTAAATTTTGTGGGTAAAAGTTAGCAGTAATAAGATTTGTCTTAAAAATTAAAATTCCTTGTCCAGTTTCAGTATAAAATTGAGTATTGTTATTATAATCTCTAATAGTGAATGTGCTATCAGATGCAGTTATTGATGCATAACCATCATTAGCACTATCTAATATATTAATAGATCCTGAATTAAATCTTGGAGTCGAAACGAAACTTTTTATACCATCAATAGTTTCATTTCCTGTCTTGTGAACTAAGTTTGCATCATTTATATCAATTTTCACCACAAGCCCTCCATCAGTAGTATTATCTTTATACCAATACTCTTGATTAGCAATGTTTACAGTCAATCCTATACTTCTAATTCCTACTGGTAATAAACTATTTACCTGTGCTATACTTGTGTATGGTATTGTGCCATTTAAATACTTTTCATCTAATGATTCTGTACTTAAAACTTTTATTGAATATGGTAATTCTAAACTCATATTGTTGTTATTTGATGTCTGTGATTAGAAGAATAAGGCGCACCTATATTCATTTCGTATAAATTGTAAGTTCTTGGTGTACCCCCTATATCATTTACTATTATTGTACCTAATAAAACATAATTTGCTGTAATAACAGCATTTAAAGCATCTAAATCAATTACACTTGCAATATTTATTCCTGGAGGTAAAGCTACAGAAAATTTAGTAAGTGTTGATCCTGTATTTAAAATAAAAGTTTGAGAATTTGAAATTTGAAATTCATTTGTTAAACTTCTAACAGTTGCTGTTGTAGGTGTTAAAGATGTTGCGCCAAAAAACCTTTTAAACTTTGCAATTACAGTTATATTGTTAGATTCAAATAATACATCTTCTGTATTTAACCCTCTAATTTTCCAGTTTTGAACTGCATTTAATGTGTTTAATAAATTATTGTTTACTGTTGCAGATTCTGTCCCATCATTAGCTAAATTACTTGCTATTAATGTAGCAGTATTTACATCAAATATTGATAAACTGTTAACCTTTACATTAGTACTATTTGATGTTGTCCAATTAAAAATTACACTACCACTAACTGTAGTACCTACTTCTACTGTACTTGCATAGTTTGACGATTGAGAAGTAAAACTAGGATTTAAATAAACAATAAGCATTTCTTTAAATAAATTTTCAAATGTTTTTCCATTTAAATCAGTACCTGCAGGTATTCCTCCTACTGTAACTGTACTAATGCTGCTTTCATCTACAAAATTCATTTCCAAACTATTAATAACTGCATCTACTGTTGGATATTTAATACCAGATCCATCAGGATTTAAATTATTTTGTTTATTTGCTACATTTTCAGGTGTATATCCTAACGCTTCAATTATGTCAACACTAGGGATAGGCTCACACATTACTGCATTTATTTTTTGTAGAGCTACTGATAATGTATCATTTTGATTAACCCCTATACAAGATAGATTTGATCCTGTATAACAAATAGAGCTTGCTGGTGTACAATAATTTTGTTCACAAGTAGTAGTAATGTTATTTAAAAATGGCCACATATATTTAAGGGATATAAATTATATAATAAACAGAAATAACTGGTTGAATATTTGAGTGTGCTAATCCTCCGCCTTCAGAAGATATAGTTACTGGGTGTGTATGAGATCCTGCAGATGTAGTAGGAACAGTTCCAAAATATCCAGCAGGTTCTCCACCAGAACCATCATTACTTCCAGATTCAATATATCCTAATACAGTATGAGTATGTTCTCCTGCAGCAATAGTAGCTCCCACGTGTGTATGAAGAGGCATTTGTGTAGCATTTAATGTAACTTGATTAGCTCCAAATGTAGTAATACCTTTTGTATTATAATCAGGATTACCATTAAGTCCTGGTTGAGTTTGGGCTGGGAATCCTGCCCCAGACATTGCTGTAACTCCTACAGGAACTCTGCCTCTAAGATCTGGTGTTGTGTTTAATCCATTACATAAAAATATTCTAGCCCAATCTCCTAATCCTGCTCCTGTACCATCAAATTTTCCTGTTAAATCTCCATAAAAAGGAAGAATAGAATAAGGAACCATTTTAGAACTAATTAATGTAGAAGTTCCAATACTAGCTAAATAAGCAGCAATATAACTATCAATAGTATCTACAGATACATAATTAGTTTCAAGGTCTAAAGCTAATGCTGTAACATCTAATTGTAATGCACAAAGTTTATTAATAGTAGCTTGAACAATTGCATGTGTATCTGAAGAAGCTGTAACTCCTGTTAAACATCCAATTGTATAATCAGCATTTAATGCAGCAAGTGTACCATCAATAACATCAACTTGTTCTTGAAGATCACAAGCAGCTTGTATAAGAGCTTTTGATATATCTACAATAGTTAAGTCTCCACATGTAGGAAGATATTTCTGTACAAGAGTACATATATCAACATCACTAACATTTATTTTTATTCCTGTACCATTTAGTGCAGATAAAAGAAATGTAGACAATGCTTGTTCTACAAATGATAATGTATCACCTGTTTGAATTCCTAAACCAGGAATAGCTATTCCTGTGTATTTGACACATCTGTCAGAAACAATTTCTGTACATCCGTTAAAACAATTTTGACAATCGCTCATATTTTTTATTTTTAAAAGATTATACTACTGTTGTTGTAGTGGTTGTTGGACAAATTACTTCTTCACAAGTATCTTTTCCACTAAGATTTGATATATTATTTGGAGATACATCTGCATAACATGCTGTGTAAGTTTCAATTAACATTTTAAATCCTTGATAATAATACCATTTTCCAATAGTCAATGGTTCTGAATTTGAAACACTACCTCCACCTGCTCGTGTACAACTGTCACAATAATATAAATCTATATTATAATACCATGAAGTGCAATCTTCTGGTGCTATAGTTGTTGTAGTTGTTGTTGTAGTAGGACAAGGAGTAGTAGTGGTAGTTGTTGTCACTCTCACTGTAGGTGTATACATAGGTTTAGACTCACAACCTAAAGTTAATAATATAACTTTACTAGCTATCTTAGATATAGAATAGTGGTAAACATAATTTGGATTAATGTTTTTATACATTAATATTCTTTTATATGCTATTAATTGCAACATATCAGTAGCAGGTACAGATTGATTTAACATAAATGATATATTATTATACAAACTATTACCAAGTTCTGCTAACTTACAATCTATTCTTTTAAGTAATTCTGGAATGTTTACACATTCTGGACAATTAGTTAATCTAGTATATAACATATTATTTATTTTTAGCTGCGCAATGTGCACATAATCCATTAGTCAATTGACAACCACATCCCACATTAGCTCCACATGCTGTACATTGTGCCATAATTAATAAAAGTTTAATTGATAATTATTACCTGAACATCCACAATTTGATTTTAAAAAACTATTTAACATATTATCTGCTTGAATATACAATTTATTTGACTCATATTCTGCGCAATTGTTAGCTGCAGCAATAGCTCCTTGAATAAAAAAGTTAATTGTATTCAAATCTACACTAGATTGCGTTTTAATAGCTCTATCACATTCCATCATATTTAATTGAAGAAAAGCATTGTCAAATTTTTCTTGAAGCTTATCAACACGTAATATTGTTTTTTCTACATAGTTTGTAGCGGCAGGAGCAATAGAATATTTTAATCTATATATTCCATCAGGTAGAGCTTGGTCATTACCAGCTTCTGTAATCCCTAAATTAGAAGATGTAAATATATTAAGATCGTTAAAATCAAAAGGTAATACTGTTACTCCAAATCCTGGAACATCAATCTCTATAAGAGGAGATACTACAGCTGGTGGAGTATCTGGATATATAGAAGCATCTGCAATAGCAAGTGTAAGTAAATTATATGTAGGAATTACTAATATGTCTAATTTTAAATCTGCCATGTGTTTATAATAAATATGCCAGAGGAATATGAGTTATCCTCTTTCCCCTGGCATAGGTTATTTAATAATATTTACTATTCTGTATTCTTAAGGAATTTGAGTAGTAGAAGAAGTTGTTGTTGTTGTAGGAGCACCAGAAGTAGTAGTAGTTGTAGTGATACAATCATTATTATCAACTAAAGTTCCTAAAGCAGCTTCCAATACAGTTTCAATTGCAGCAGCAATACCACTTGTTGAAGCATTTGGTGCAGAAATAATCACTGTACTATCTTCTTGGATATAATCACCCCATTGGTAAGCAGATTTATCAAGTTCATTGAATTTGATATAATAGCTATCGTAAGTTACTCCATTAGATACCCAAGACTCAAAGTTCTCATTGTATCCATTCATTCTGTAAAGGTGTTTCAAATACCCAGCTTGGTAGCTGTAGAAATTTTTCTCTAGTTGAGCAATTTCTCCAGATTGTCCTGAAGCATAAGAAGAACGTTGTGTAATTGCAGAGTTAGCAACAATGTTACAAGAATCAGCAACAATAAAGTCAGCAGTAGTAGCTGGACCAGAATATACAAAAGTTCTAAAAGACATTCTGTCATATTCAAAAGGGAAAGCAGCAATATCACAAGGTTGACCATATTTAGTTAATGGTTTTCCTGTAATACGTAAAATTGTACCACCTATATTTTCAAATGTATAGAATGTGTTGAAACTAATGTTATCAGGATTAATACCAGGAGCTTGTGCAGTCAATTTACCAATCAATTGGTTAATCAATGCATTTGTATCAACATCTACACATGGATCAGATCCACAATCACAACAAGGTGCTTGTACAGTTACTGAACGTGTAAATCCATTGAAATACAATGTATTAATGTAAGAAGAACTAGCACGTAGTGTTAGTGTTAGTGTATCACCACATTGAACAGAAAAATCAGTTACATCAGTAATTTGATTAGCAGCAGTTGGACAACCAATTACTTTGTACCATTCAGATACATTGGATCCATTTGAAGCAATTCTGTCAGATCTTTTTGATCCTTGTAAATACGTGTTAACTCTACCTTGAGCAACATAGAAATAAGGCTTAGCAGCAATATTAGCAGCAGTTGCTAATGAGTAATCGCTTCTAAAAATACCCACTGTACCTGCAGATAGGTCTTGGGTTGAACCAGAGCTAGGAAGAGCAGTCTGTCCTACTGGAACCACGAATAACGTGGTTAATGAAAAATCAGCCATTTTTTATTTATTTAAATTAATAGTTTATTCGTTTGTTTGAATCCTATATGCTGCGCTTTGAACAGCAGATTGATTCTCTGTATACATTGCTAAATTTTGAACTGTTAAATCTAGTAATTCATCTTCTAGATATAATTCTAATTCGCAATCTGTATTAATTGATGGTTTACCATCTAACATTATATATCCTTCTTTATTAATATATTGAGGATAACGCATGTACATTATATTTAATGTAACTGGTGTAAAAGTTCCATCGGTAAATATACTTATTTCATCAGATGCAAGAATATTAAATGTTTCTTGATATTCAAATGATGGTTTGTAATGATCATTATTTAATATAAATTGTAGATCCCCATGTTTAGCTAAGTCTCTATTAATCCATATTTTTCTATTCTTACATCTTCCTTTATCTGCTAATAGATAACTATCTACATAAAACATATATTTTGGAAGAAAATCATGAACACTAGCAACCCATTGATTTATATTTGGATCTTTTAGTTCTAATGATAATGGTTGATGATTATAATCCATTACAAGACTTTGTAAATCTTCATAACGTTTTTTGAATGAATCCATTCCCATTCCATTAGCAACTGATATACCATCAACTTTTTGTTTTATCAACTTAATCTGAGCCTCATTCAAAGCTAAGATTTTGTCTTCTAATTGAATCTGTTGATGCTCATTAGTTGATAGTTTATTTAGTTTTTGATCAATCTTATATAATAAACTATCTACTGGTATCATATGCTTTTATATTTTTAAACTAGCTACTAAATAGCAGCTAGTTTTTTAGTTTTTAATTTACCTTCTAATATCAACAACTCATCTTGGTTATCATCATCAGCTAGGAATCTAATTAAATCTTCTTCATCTTTAGCAATTTCATATTCACCTTCATAAACTTTACCATTAGGTTTAATTCTATATACTGAATGTGCTGTTGCTTGTTTGACTAAATCTTTAATATGTAATAAGTCATCTTTCATATTAGCAAACCTATTAAATACTTCAACTGGATTTAAGCCTGAATATTTACCATTCTTAAATTCTGTTTGTTTTAATACATTATCTACTTGATTGTAAACAACTTCTTCTTTTGTTTCTTCTGTTACTGGTAAACCTAAAAGTCTTGCAACTTTTTTCTTTTTATCAGGAGTCATTGAATCAAACATTACAATTGCTTTATTAATCAATTGTTTTTTCTTGTATATTACAGCGTTTTCTATCTCATCATCTACAACATAAAATTGTGTATCTGCAGCATATTCTCCTCTTTCCCAAGCTTGGTGTGAAGATGCAATTGTTGGATGTACTCTTAACCAGGAAAATGCTATCTCTTGAAAAGGTACAGATAGATCAAAATAATTATCACCATCTAATAACTTAACTGATTGTACGTGTGATTGATCATCTGTAGAAGTTGATAAACCATAGTTCCAGAATTGTGAACGAGGCCCTAAATCAATATCACCTAATTCATATTCAAGTTTCTTTTTAAGATTTGCAACTCTTTCAGTTTCTAGTTCTCTTTCTAGAGGATCTTGAATTCTTCTGATATACGCAGCATCTGGATCTAATCCTGTTCTGTATTTACCATCTAATTCTTTATAAGGATATTTGAATACTCCTGTTCCAGGGATTCTTGTCATTCCTTTTTGTGCTAATCCACTATCCATTGTTTGAAGTTGTGAACTATTAAACTCACGTTTTATCGTAGAGATTTTTCCTAATTTTGCCATAATGTAGTTTAATTTAATAATTGGTTTTAATTTGTTGCGGTGATTGGACTCGAACCAATGACTGTCAGCTTATGAGGCTGCTGAGCTACCAACTGCTCTACACCACGATTTAGTAGAGTGGTTCCACCGAAGGAACCTGAACCTGGATACTATCCATTTCAAACACTCTGACACTTAGTTACGTTGCTATGCAAGAGGCTTGACTAAGTATTTTTTAAAGCTGTCCAAACTAAATCCTGCTTTCGCTGTCTAGATTTTATTCTGCTTTAGGATTGAGATCAACCCCCTCTAGGAGGGAGAGGAGGTGAGGGGATCTTTCTCAGAAAAATGAGTTACTCTGGTACGCCTACAACTAGTAAAAAGTAATTATTCTTCTTGGCGTAGTAACTACTGTTATTATTAGAATTGTGGCATTTCCTCAATCAACACAGTTCTAGACAAATCTTCAATAAATACATCACATCTGTCTTTCATCCAGATTTCGTATCCTGGGAATTTGTTAGCACTTGACATACCTTGAGATTTTGCAAATCCTAAGTGATGACGAGTTCCATCAATATAACCCCAAGTCATAGAAGGAGCACCTTTCATACGTACTTCTCTAATGTTATTCACCATACTACCATCACCCATTGGAGAAACATCAAACACCATAAATACAGGAGTAGATTTTTTGTTTTGTCCAAATTCTAGGTTAGATTGTGGTAAATCCAATTCTTTCAAGTGAATAAGTTCAACACGACCAGTCTCACGTGTAACCATTGCATCAAATGCAAAGTTGTAAGTAATGTGTTGTCCTTCACCTTGCATATATCTGTTTCCAGAATCTGCCATAAATGTAAGACCACTGTTAAGAGCATCTGTTTTCAAAGCTTGTTGGAATACATCAAATCCAGCTTCGTTAGTATACATTTTAACACGTCTGTCTTTTACATCCACTCTTCTGTAGAACAAATCTCCAAAAACTGAACGAATCAAGTTAGCAGAAAATTCTCCACGGTTATATTGTACCAAGTTACCGTTGTTACGCATTCTGTGATAAACACCAGCAGATGTACGTTTAACTTCTTGTTTAGACCCACCAGATTTAACTGTACCTGGTTTAGCCCAAATCATACGTTTAACTTTAAGTTCAAGCATAGATTTACGCATCCAGAATTCAATAAACGGTTCCCATTTAACATCATTACGAGTAAGTGGTAATTGGTTACGTCTTTGTGGAGCATATACCAAAATATCAAGAGGTTTACCTGAAGCATCTCTCATCATTTTATCATCAGCCCATTCAGTGATTTTGTGCTCATAACCATATGCAGAACCCAAAGATTCAAACATTGTGATTTGCTCACCCAATCTTGGAAGACCCAATAAATCTTGATCGAATTCTCCAATTGCAGCATCAACTAATTCTAGTTCAATACCATGTTGTAAAAACAAAGGATTAACAAAGTCAACAGTTGGGTTATCAGTTACAAGTGTAAATGAATACAAATAACCTGCATTCCATGGCAATGGATCTTTGATCACGTAGAAACGTGGACCATATTGACGTGTACCTACAGAAATGATAGCATTTTTAGAAAATTCATTAGTATCCAATACTAATTGAAATTCTTGACCATCAATACCAACTTTACCAGAACCAGTAATACCTTCAATGATATCTGTAGTAGAGCTAGGAACATCAATAATTTTTGGGAATTTGTAAGGAACTGCTACTTGCCATTTCCATGCATCACTATTATTATCTATGTAATAAGGTGTGCTTTTGTTGATCATGTCTAAGAAGTCATTACTGTACAACGAGCTCTGGGTATAAAGACTGATGATTTTTTTATCATAGTCCGCAGGCTCAGTAGAGTGAAAACTCTCTAAGTGATTTGAGTCTGTAAGTTTACCTACAGCACGTTTGTCCATAGACGCTACTCGTGCATAAGTAAAACCAGTTAACCCAGGGATTGTTTGAATACTCATTTTATTTAAATTTATTAATTATTAATTTGTTATGAAAACCATGATTTAGGGTGAGCACCTGCTTGTGAACCACCAGATATTTTAGCTTTAGTGACTTGTCTTGCAACTTCTCCAAACAGTTCGTTAGATTTTTTTGTAACGCCTGTTCTTTGTATAGTGGATAATGTTGGATCTTTTTCTAACATTTTTAAAAGAAGTCCCACTTTTACTTTCATTGCGTGATTCTCAGGTCTTTTCATATCCAAGATAGCACGATCAAAATCAGTTAAGGTTTCTCCTGTTGGAGTTTTCCACTTATCTACTAATAAGAAGTCTTGTAGTTCATTAGCTAATTTTGGATTGATGGGAATACCGTCAAACTCTTTTGCTTTCACCTTATCATTTAAGATGGTTTGTACATTATTTATGTACTGATTTCTGATTTGAGCTTTTTGTTGTAGCTCAGCTGCAGATTTATTTTCTAATTCTTGTAATTTAGATGCTTCATTTTTAACTAACACTTTGTGATGTTTTGTTGCAACGCTTTCTAAATCACCATAATTTTTAAGTCTTTCAATTTCTGTCTCAACATCTTCAGGATCAAATCCTTGGTTTGTTAAAGCTTGCTTCATTATTCTTTCTTGATTATTTTCATCAGAAAGATCCATTTCAGCAAATCCTACTACATTATTATATGTAGTGAAATAGTCTTTAGGATTAACTCCTTTTACAAATATGGCATCAAATGCTTCTTGATAGTCTTCTCCAAACTGTCCAATAAAATTTTGTACTATTTCACTAGCACCTTTTTTCTTTTCATTGTTGAATCTTTCTAAGAATTCTTCAGCTGTAGATACAGGTTCTTGTTCATCATCATCAGATGTAAATACACCTAATTTATAAAGATCATTTGCAAGTGCAGTAAACTGTGTAGTCTCTGGTGCATCATCATCTTCTGAATTGTCATTATCAACACTTGCAGATTTTGCAGTTTTTAATACTGGTGCATCATCTTCTTCATCATCAGGATTATCACTTAAGAAATCCGAAATCATTGATTGTCCTTCTAATTTTTCCTCATCTGTTTTACCATCAACACTTTTTGGGGGAACAATGTCCTTACCTTTAGGGATTGCTGGTGCAACTGGTGCAGCAGGAGCTTCTGCATCTTTAATAATAGCAGTAACATCTTCTGGATTAGAAGTTGATGTTTCAGGAGAAAATAAATCATTTAATAATTCTTGATTTCCCATTCCCATTTCCATAGTATCCTGGATACTAAAGTTTGTATCTAATTCGTTAGCCATATGTAGTTGTATTTTTGTTTGGTTTATTTAGTGTAAATGTATAATAAGAGTTTATAATATCAAAGCATTATGAATCAATGTAGTCCAATTTTGTTGATAATATAGCATTAAAATTTTTATCTCCCCCGAAGAGGAGAAGTTTTTTAACCTTTTTTGTTATTACGTCCCTTAGCATTTTCTTTTGCAATTTGTAAATCATTAACCATATTCTCTCTTTGCACTGCTAATTTTTCTTTTTCTATAGACATTTTATCATTAGCTTGTTTATTCTTAGATTGAATATCAGCCATCTTTATTCCATAATCTTTATTAGCTTTATTTTCAGCTTGTGTTAACTTGCTCATCTCTAATACATCAGGGATAGCATTAGCATTTACATCTTCACTTTCAACATTACCAAATCCTGTAGCTTGAATAATAGCAATTTTTTCTTTAGACAATCTATCAAGTTCTTTTTGATAATTTTCATTTGCTTGTTGCTCTTGTGCCATTTGCATAGCTTGTTGCAACTGAGCTTGAGATTGTTCTTGTTGTTGTTGAAGTTTTTGTTGTTCAAGTTGTTGAACTTGTTGTTGTTGAGCAATTTGATTATCTCTAAGGTCTTTAAATGTTTTTTTCATTTCTCTCATAGACTTAGTAGAATACAATTCTATTACATCATAAAGCGTACCACCATTTTGTATAATAGCTTGAGATAATTGTCTAAGTTCATTAAACATTTGTGTATCTTCTGGTCTATTAGTAAGGAACACTTTTAAATCACGGAATGAAAGATCAGTACCATTTACTTGTACAAATGCTGATTCTCCCTCAGATGTAATATAAGATAGTGTAGATTGTGGTTTTGATGATTCTACATAAAGTGCAGCATCTATAATACTTTGATATAATTGTCCAAGCACATATTCATGAGCTACAAAAAGAGGCTCTGTTTGCGAATAACTTTGTTGCATGGCAGTATTTGTCCCTGTAGCACTTTCAGAGGCAGAAACAGAGCCCATACGTTGTTTAGACATACCTACAAGTTCCCAACACTCTTGTTTCATTTGTTGTGCAAGAGTATATCTTGACTGTATCTCTTGTGTACGTGTAAGATCAAGAGCTGTAAATTGATTAAATGAACTTGGAGATTTTAAATTCTCTGGGCTATCATCAATAAATACTACTCCTCTGTTACGTGCTTCCATTTCCCATATATCAAGAGCATCTTGTGCATCTCCATCTTTAGGTATAGGAATATGTCTTAATGACATTAGTTGTACTTTACCAACTTCTTTTTCAAGTAGTTTATATAATTGGTTCATACACACATTATATATCACTTGGAAAGGTTTCATTAAATCAACAAGTGACTTTGCCTCTGTATTCTTAACCTCATATGTTGTTCCTATAATAGGACAATAGTTTAATAATTTAAATGGTTTAATATGATAGATGTCTGGACCAATTTTTGTTCCTTGATACCATTGGTTAATCCATCCCCATTCTAATGATTGTTGTGTAGGAATTGTTTTTGATTTATATGATTCATCAACAAGCATTGATTGCTCATTACCCATTTCATCTATATAAATCAATTTTCCAATTTTCTTTTTAGATATCCAGTAACTACGTACAACAACATACTTATATCCAAATGAACTAACGTTATTGGTAAGACCTAAGAAATCTTTAAGTCCATCGTTGTTTTCTTTCATTTCTGATTCAATCATCATTCTTGTTTGTAGAACAAGAGGGTCAAATGTATCATAGTTTACAGAATCAATACCTTCTGGTGCATTAGGATTTCCAAGATTGGATTCACGTACATTAATCAATCCATAATCTTGTAAGGATGATCTAAGGTGATCTATTTCTTCTTTAGAAAGATCTGGTATAGATTCAATAATTTCAGATAGTTCCATAACTTGCACAGTACCAGCAGCATATGCTCCTTGTGCTCTACCTGTAGGATCTGATATATATTTTCTATCTGGTGTAGATAAAAACCAAGTGTTTTTTGGATTAGCCACTTCAACATTAAATCCAAGTTTACTATTGTCTTCATATATGTGATAGAATTCTCTAGCTGATACTAACATATCTCTAAATGCATCTTCACTCTTTTCTTTAATATTGAATTCAGCTTTCTGACAAGTAAGAACATGATTAGCCCATTTCTCAGCAACAGATGTATAACTATCTAACTGATCCTTAACTTGTTCCATTGTCATTTGTTCTAATTGCTCAGGATCAATTTCTTCCCCTTGCATTGCTGCTTTAGCTGTAAGTTGTTGTTTTACTTGACTAATAACATATTGCTGAAGAGTGTCTGTTTTAAATTGAAGTTCTTCTGCTTGGCTATCATCATCAAAAGCTTTTACTCTAAATGAATCTGGACGTTTGCTTATTTCTCCTACTAACTCATTAATAGGGGTGGTAATAATTGAATACATTTTTACATAAGCAGGCAAATCAAGATCAGCTGTAAGAACATCTGTAAAACTTTTTACTTCTGGTTCTTGATAGAAATCTTCCATACGAAGGATTCCTTTCATAAGATCATAATTTTTTACAAATGTGTCTCTATTTTTTACGTATTCAGCATAAGCTTTATTAGAAAAATAATCCATGGTGTTTTTAATCCAGCTCTCATCTTCCTTTTCCTTTTCTGTTTTGAACTGATCAGGAAAAATGTTTAAGTATGCATATCGTATTGTAGCATCTTTTGTATATCTAATTATTGCCATGTTATCTAAATATTTTATTTTTTGGTGTGTTAAACATTGATCTGCTTTCTGTAAACAGAGTATTCTTTTTGTTCTTCTTGAACATTGATTGTATTCTTACATCTTGTTCTCCTCCTATTTTTCCCATAATGGGATCTAGTTTCATTGCTAAAGCTATTGCAAGCTCTGCAGCAATAATTCTATCAAAGTTACCTGATTCATTATATTGAATCATTTCCTCAAGTAGAACAGGATCAAATATCTTAGCCATACCTTTTATCTCAGACTTGATGTTACCATCATCATCTTTTTCTGTATGTATCACTTCTTCTGTATATTTCTTAAGACATCCATGTAAGAAGTCTCTAATCTTTTCAGAAGATCTATGTATTCCGTAATCCCTTCTAACTGTGGTGTTTGGAACTATTTCTTTTAACCAATCTGGTTGTCTCTCTAAATAATGTGCATCTCCTTTAGCTATCATGTAGTCAATAAAGCTGATCTCATCATTCTCACATAAAGCTCTAGCGTTGTAATACTTGATAAGGTAACGAGCTTGTTCTTCCCATGTTTCTTTTTTCTCTGGTCTAGCACAATAACTAGCAACAAACATATCTTGATACTTTTCTCCAGATATAGCATGCATACGTTTGTATATATATACAGACCCTAATGAACTTGAATATGCAGACTTACCTTGTCTATAAGGGTCAATCCCTGCTACGTATAATCCATATGGAGGAGCTTCAATTGGAAACTCATATATCACTATAGGAGCTTCTTTGTTATCTGTATTCTTTAATGGAAAATTTGATATAGGCATTTTATCTGTAAACTCATGTTTTACACCATCACCATCATCATAAAGTACAACAGGAGTTCCTGTTCTCTCTTGTGATAACAATCTACTCTTCTGTCTTTTAGAAGCTTCTATATCAAATATGTTTGTATCTTCATTTAAGAATATATCATCTACCTCTTGTGGGTAATACATCTTCTCTTTTAAATAAGCTAGTCTATCACCAGCTTTCTTTAATCTGTCAAGGTTATCATTTGTAATCTTATCTGCTTTCTTTTCATTAGATACTAACATCTTTACATTATGCAGTTCTGATTTTGCTGGTTGATCAAGATAGGCTCCAAGTGTAGAATCTTCTTTAGCTTCCATTCTATACTTATGTGAGATAAATAGTCCATGGATTCTTTGATCATCTTTTGCACTATTATATTCTAGGAAGTTAAAGTTTTGAACATCAAACATTAAACTTTTTGCATCCATGAAGTTCTGCATATCCCCACCTGTACCTGTAAGGATAGGGCTACATCCCCATCCAAATGGTGTTGTAAAACCTGGTGTAGCAGCTTGTAATCCTCGTAAAAAGTTACCCTTACCTATCTCATCAATAATAAGCCTTCTAGGTTTTGTACCTGCAATAGCTTCTTCATTGTTACCACCATCTAAGTTACGAATAAGGATCTGAGAAAAGGGGATTCTCTCTCCTGCTTTTGTCTTGATCCCTAATGTAACTTGGTTTTTCCAATTGTCTTCTACCCTCTGCCATCTCCAGGCTTCTGGTAAGAAGTTTAATCCTTTGTCAATCTTATCTGTAATAAGCTTTATATCGGGAGCATTCAATCCTGCTATAATGTTTTGGGAGTTCTCATCAAACGTTGCCCCATGACCTATATAACTACTCTCAATTACTGACTTAGCTAAACGACGAATGCCTAGTATCACTAGACCTTTTTTCTCGTTGTGTGCTCTATCTATTTCATTTGTGATTATCCATTCATTATCACGTAGATAAGGATTAGCATATTTTTGTGATATTCTTCCTCGTTCATCTATCATATCAACTTCTGTATTCCAAAAGTTTAAATGCCAATATAGAAAAGGGTTAATATATACTCCTCCCATTGTACAACCATCAATACATAGTTGTTTATGAAAAGCATAAAATGCTTTATACTCTTCTGAGTCTTTTGATGGAATTCTTTTTTGATTGATAAACCATTCATTGTAATCAATGCTTTGTAAACCATCCATTATTTTCTACCCTTTAAGAAATCTTCTGCCATAGATCCAAGCTCAACACCACCTCTTACAGGCACCACTTTTGCTTCTTCTTTTTCTCTAAGCTTTTCAACTTGTTCAAGAAGAGCTAAATAGTTCTTCATTGTTTCTTGTACAAACTTACCCTGAGCTTCAATACTTGCAATCACCATAGGCATAGCACCACCAGCTTTGGTTTCTTTCCATTTTATTCTATCCTCTAATGTATGTAAGGGATTAGCATCAACGTATTGTTTCCAGCTTGATAATTGTTCTTCAGCCCAATCCAGTTCTGCTGTTATGTATGTAGTTTTCTTTACTGCCATTTTGTAGTTATTTAATCTTCCTCCTCTTCAAATAATGTTCTTTCCAAATTCATACCATCTTTTATAATAGCATCTATTTCTTCCTCATCTATATGATTGACATCCATTTCTAGTTCTGTTTCATACTTTTTTAACAATGTAAAAAGTTCTTTATCAGAAACTCCCCATAAATCAGAAGCATCTACTGCTGTTGATATATGTCTTCCCATATTGTATGTAGGATGGGCTTTATGTAAATGTTCTAGGATTTGTATAATTTGCCGATAGTGATTTAATCTTTTCATTTGTGTTATATTAAATCATTTATATCTCCTTCAAATATACTTCTTTCTGTTGCATCATCTTCTTCTTCATTATAAAACATATATTCTTCTTTAATAGTTATGTGTATAATGTCTCTGTTTTTTTCATCATTCTTTCCTGATATGTCAATATAATCTGCACCACTTTCATATAAATCTTGAAGAATTTCTATAAGGGATTCTAAAGGTATTTTACGTAGTTTCATTATCTGTAAGTGTTTGTGCAGACATCCATTTTCTTAATGGGCATTCACATGTTAGACATTTAGTTTTTGCAGCTAATGTACAACCACAATTTGTGCAATGTGCATCTGGTCTTATTGTTTTATAATCTTTTTTATTGGAAGAATGTTCTTCACAAGAATTACATATAGACATTCTTTCTTTTGCAACTTTAATTATATCAGTATGTAAATATTGAGAAGGCGTGAGATTGTTTTTCCATCCTTCAACTATTTGGCTAATCTTAGACATTGACTTTTGGTTTTAAAGTTTTTATACTTGTAGCTATTATCTGTAACTTAAGTGTAACAGCATTTTTTTTAACTTCTGTAATGTTCTCATCTAACAACATATTATTATAAGCTTTCTCAATAGCAAGTAATTTATTATATTGTGTAACAGCTTTCTTTTGATTAAAAAAGAATTTACCAAACCCAGAAATCTCAACACTCTTATTAATATTAAGAGCATCATTAGCAGAATCAAATTGATGATTAATAACTTGATCAATAATCTTCTCTGATATAACTAATTGAATAGACATTCTTTTAGTAATCCATTCCTTAACAGACATTGTTGCTGGTTTATTCATGTGTAAGCTTTATATCTAATGTAACATCTTTACTAAAATTAATAACAATCTTTGGATTAACTTTCACTTTACCAGCTTCTTTAATAAATATACCTATCTTCTTAAGCTTGCTTATAATGTTATTAATCGTAGGACTTGTTGTGTTATGTAGTTTACAAAACTCTTCTCTTACATTAGCATATGTAATGTTTCCTTTAACTGCTGTAAAAGCTATAAGTTGAATTTCTCTTTCTGTTAATTGTAAAGAATTTATAACAGATAGAATAGAATAATACTTTTCAGCTAGTTGTATATCTGTAGATATACTCTTCTTTAGTCTTTGTATTACTATATTATTTGTTGGTTCCATAATTTAGTTTTATATTCTATTGACAAAGATATATAAAAAATATATATAAAAAACAAATTATATACATATTTTTATTTCATTGCTATATTATGAGCTTTTTTCTCTATATATGCTTATAGGATAGATAGTGAAAAAACCCATATTATCATTACCAAGCCCAACCACCGCCCCAAAGGTATAGAGTATTTATAACATACACAAGTTTTAAAAAAAATTTTTTTTTCAAAATTTTAGAAACCTATTGTATGTGTGCCTTTTATGACCACTCCATCTCAAGACCCCCACAACAATTTGAGCGGTTGAGGATATTCCCCCATTAAACGTAACGCTCAATTAAAAAACAGAAACACCATGAGATCACTTAAAATTGTTAAAGCCAACTTCACGCCTGCAGGAAATGCTTACTTTGTTGATAAAGCTAAAGAATCTTACTTCTGCCCAAAAGCAGTGTTAGTAGAAAAAGGTTGGACCAAAGCGGAGGACATCACATTCCCATTGTACTGTAATGTTAACACATTCACATACAACAACGTTAACCCTGACACTAAAGAAGTATTGCTTAACGCTGATGGAACAGCAAGCACGTTCACAAGAGTTGACATCATTGATGCATTCACAAGTGCACAAGCATTGGCTGATGATTATGCTGACGATTTTGCATTGGACATCCTTAAAGCACAAGCAGTGAAATCAACTGCAGTGAGCGCAGGATTATCACAAGCAAACGTTGATGCATTGTTAGCACAAATCTAAACTGGATCACGAGCCTCTCAATTATGGGAGGCTCAACATTCAACTTAGTGTTAAGCTTAACGTGACACAAACATTAGACTTATATATAAGGGTGGGAGTGTAACGTTTGGTTGGGTATAACTAACGACGAACTTTTACTCCTATATATATACTAAAATTTTATTATCCTTAATAGAAAAGTTTACTCCTATATATATAAGAATATTATCAGCTCACAGAGAAGCAAATAGTTTATATATAGGAGTATTATTTTTTGTAGGAAGAAATAAAACTTTTTACGAGGGAGAAATAAACTTCTTGTAAGAATATTACATAGGAATGTTATGTTTTTGTGTGAAATGTGTGTGTAAATGTATTAACGTGTAGACCTTCAAGACATAATAGAGCTTACTAACTAAGCAATAATAACGTAAAATAAACAAATACATATAGCATTATGAAACAATTAACCTATGCAGAGATAGAACTATTACAATATACATTACTTATACATATGAGAGATAGTGGTAATCAAAGTTCTAATCTTAAATCATTATATAATAAACTTACTGTTATGAGAGCTCAGTTAGAATCTACTAAGTATTATAAAGATATTTTAGAAGAAGATATAGTTAACTCTATATAGAATAATAATAATGGGCTCTTCTTAGGGCCCTTTATAATACAATCAACTACCAAGTGATATTTGGTGTAATATTAGAAGAGCATTAGAAGTATGCTATAGTTGATTGTTTTTTTACAAAAAAATTATTAACTGACTAAATAACAAAATTATGACTGATAAATCAGCAATTACTCAACAAGAGTTAAATAGATACGGAATGGATAGCGTAGACAATATGTCAATAACTAAATTTAAACTTTTACTTGATAGAAGAGTAAATTTAAAAGATAGTGATTATACTACTATGTCAGATAGCGAATGGATTAAACATTTAAAAAATTCTCTTGTAGAATTATTAAATAGTAGAGATTAACAACACTTTAGTCAGTCAATTACAGATAATGCTGGGTTGACTGATTATATTAACATTAAATAATATACATTATGAAAAATACTAAAGAAGAATTTTTAAGACATATTAAAGAAAGAAAAGTATTATGTGCTGAAATATCTTATAAAGATTGTTGGGATTATGAATCAGATACAAAAGAATGTAAACTACATGTTGGTTATACAGAAGAACAATATAATGCATTTGTTGAATCATTAGATTTTAAGTATGATGCAGGATATGGTGGACAAGAACTATTTGGTACTATTTGGTATAAAGATGGTACATGGTCTGATAGAGGTGAATATGATGGAAGTGAATGGTGGGAATATCATGAATGTCCTATTGTTCCTAAATCATTATTATTTTAGTTTTTTAATAATATGTATCACAGCAACAAACACAATCAAAGAATAACTAATATATTATGGATTATTATTATATTCTTTGTATTTTTAATTAAATTTATATTAACTCCTTAATAATAAACAAAATGAAGAAAATTAAACAAGAATTAGCCTATGCTTGGAAGCATAAAGAAGCAGTATTAACAATAACATTAATATTTATTGTTATGTTTTTTAGTTTACTAATTATAGAACAAGTAATAGATAAAACATTATGAAAGCAACAAAACTTATGTTAGCAGCAATAGCTTCATTTATTACTACATGGAGCTCAATTAGTCTTATTGGATATGCATTATCTGATATGTCCTTACGTGAATGTTTCATTAATAATGGAACAATAATGTTTATGTTATTATTTGGTTGGATACCAGCATTTATAATAACATGTGATCTTGATACTAAACTTAAAAGATATTAAATTATGAAAACAGAACAAATTGAACAAAGGTTATTAGACATCAATAATAAGATATATTTCTTAGATGGTCTTAGAGATGCACATGATGATACAAACATTCATGAGATAGAACAAGAACAAGAAGCATTAATCAATGAGAGATACACATTAACACAATTGTTAGATAGTTGTTTTGATGAAATGATTGGTATATAATTTTTATTCTCTCTTAGTTATGCTAGGAGAGATTTTATAAATCCTTAATAAATTAAATATAATGAGTAAAGCTATGGAACAAAAAATTAACAAAGAATTAGAACTGTTAAAATCAAATATAGATTCATATATGATTAAAACAGAAAAACAACTAATGTTGAAAGATGAAATGATTGATATGTTAGAAGAAATCAATGAATTGAGTGATAAACAAATCAAATCAATGACATTTGCTTGTGTAATAGTATCAATAGCATTGTTAGTGGTAACATGTATTGCTATATTAACATGAGAGCTAGAGTTAAAAAAGGAACATTAGTTTGCTCAACTAATCCTTACAGACACACATTGTCTAAAAGACTAATAGTAGAAGTGATATATACCTTCAGAAGAGGTATAATAAGACAAAGAACAATAGATGTAAGACAAACACTTAATCAATAATAACATGGAAGTAAAGATTTACAGAGAACCAGAGAATGAAGCTCTTATTCTAAATGAAGAACAATTAGCTGAATATAATGA